CTAGAACGCAAACGGATACCGCGGTCGCAGGCTCCGGGTCCCCAACTTGACGAAGTTCTTGAGTTTTCCCGGAATATGTTCGCGCCGGTCATAGGCCTCCAGGAGGTTCGCAGATCTGCGATCCTCGTGGAAGCGGGCGATCCACTCTTCCGTCAGATCGTCGCGCTGGACTGCCATTGATGTCTGCAGCTGCGCCGGTAGCGGCACCTGCAAGTGCTCCGCCAAGTGGCTGACGAATGGAATCGGATCGGCGGCGAGCTCCTCGTAGACGAATTCGGCAAATTCAACGCCGGTGAGTTCCAGATAGCTTTGCCAAAAGGCATAGCTGTCGCGAATGTAGAAAAAGCATCGGGCGATCTGCTCGAAGTCGTATTGGGGATTGGCCCTTCCCTCGACGTGAGCGGCAAAACTACGTGTTTGCCTCGCCCGCGCATAGGATATCGCCTGCCTCAGCGTATCCCTGCGCCGCAGGAATACGAGCGCAACGTCATGCATGGCGAGGCAATGCTGAATGAAATCCCTTCCATAGACCTCATGCGTCACGAAAAGCTGGTTCGGGAATATCTTCGAGCCGAAGACGCCGTTCGGCGTAGAGCACTTCCTGAGGAGTTCCTGAAAGAATGCGTCCCATGACAAGGCGCCGGTATCCAGCCGATGGATCTTGGGCGAGAGCCACTCGCTCGAGCGCCCCATATTACCGGCGCCATTGACGAGCGAACCCAGCCAGTTCGACCCGCTTCTCGCCTCCGTCAGGAGCAGATAACCTCGCATGAACTCTCCGTCCGAACTCGCTTCGAAGTCCCAGCCAGGCGGTCGTTAGAGATGAATATTGGCTTTTTTAGCACAAGCTGATGATCCGACGGTTCGAGACCATCCGAGAAAGCCGCCTTAGATTGGCTTGACAAATTCATTGGACGAATACACATGCGTGTGTATTGTCGTATCAGATGAAGAGCGGCGACATTATTGCAGCATTGCAGAAGGACGGATGGTACGAGGTTGCGACCAAGGGCAGCCACGTTCAATTCAAACATCCGAAAAAGCACGGCCGGGTTACCGTTCCTCACCCGAAGAGGGATCTACCAATCGGTACCCTCAGGAGCATTGAAAAGCAGTCCGGTTTGAAATTGAGGTAAGGCCATGCGCAACTATATCGGATTGATCCACAAGGACGCCGAGAGCGATTACGGCGTTTCCTTTCCTGATTTTTCCGGCGTCGTGACCGCCGGTGCCGACCTCGACGACGCGCGCGCTATGGCAGAGGAAGCCTTGGCCTTGCATATTGAAGGGCTGGTAGAGGACGGCGAGGCCATCCCGGAGCCCTCCTCCCTTGAGGTTGTCATGTCCGACGCCGAGAACAGGGATTGCGTCGCTATTCTCGTCGCGGTGAAAACCGAGGCAAAAAGAGCCATTCGAGTGAACGTTACGCTTCCCGAAGGTGTCCTGAAGCAGATAGATGCCTTCGCCGAAGCCCACGGCCTTACGCGGTCTGGATTTCTTGCTCGTGCTGCAACGCACGAGATCGAACGGGCAAATGACGGCCACGACGCCTATGCGGAATCCCGCTTGTCGGCTTTGGGCACTTCCAGCAAAAATGTGTAACGCTTTTCCATGCGGAAGCGCGTACTTTCAAAAGCTTGGAACGAGTGTCCATGCCTTAAGCAAGGCATTGGTATCCGGCAAGCAATGAACGGATCTTTGAGAAGAAGAGAAGAATGGTGGGTGATCACGGGCTCGAACCGTGGACCCGCTGATTAAGAGTAACCGCATTTAGCTCGGAGGCGCTGGAAAATCGGACTTTCGGTTTCCAATCGGGCCACAGAACGACACCGGAAAACGCGGAACGTATCGTGAATTGGAAACGTCTGACGAGCGCCTTTTAAAGGCCAAGTCGGGGCGATGCGCAAGAGGTTCACCACAATGGCTTGGCGTGCGATTTTTCTCTCGACAACTTAGCCGAGCTTTGCTTCATTCCGCCCGCAAAGCGCGGAGGAAAGCTCAAAGCTCATGATCAACAACCTCGTCGACCTGCTCGATCTTGATGATAAGAACGAGTTGTCATCGCTGCAGCCGGTATCCCATCGCGATGTACTAAGCATTGCAGAACTTTTCCCTAATATTTCCGAACAGTACCTGGAGTTCATTCGCAACGTCGGGACGGGATCCACAACACGGGACTTCACAATCTACGAGCCGGAGCGCGCACGCCTCGTTGAACAGCACCCATCGTTCAGAATTTATCAGTCAGACGCCTACCGAAGTGTGTATGGGCGACGACCTGAAGGGGACCTGATCCCTGACGATGCAGTAGCCATTGGGGATAGCGGCGCCTCCTGGCGATATTGCCTTTGCCCTTCGCTAGGGGAAGCGGTTTTTTGTCTCGACATGGGCGGACCAACATTCGAAACGGAGGCGGAGAACTTCTTCTCCTTCGTAGCCGAAACAGTCATTCGGAAAAGGAAATAAGTTCCGAAGACCGATAGCGAGGATTCTCAGCATCTCAGTGCGACCGTAGCTCGTAAATCGCCGCCTCGTCCTCTCGCGGTCTGATCCCCTTGAAGGATGCATGCCGCAGCTTCCCGTCATCCGTCCAGGCGCGATACTCGACCTGGGCGATTAGGATCGGCTCGGTGAAGACGCGTGACCGTGGAATTGCGTCGATGGTTATCAAGAGTAGATTTCATGTGGTTGCCGGATTGACGAAAGCTGGAGCTTCAGCAACCTTGCTCGCATAACGAGCGAGGGACTCATGAGCACTATCGAAGAAAGCCTGCGCGCAATTTCTGAGCGTGTTAAGTCGCATTCCAGCACAATGGCAACTGAAGAAGCGGTCAAGACAGCAGTCGTCCTCCCCTTCCTGCGATCGCTGGGGTATGACGTTTTTGACCCCACAGAAGTTGTGCCCGAATTCACGGCCGATGCTGTGGGCAAGAAGGGCGAAAAGGTCGATTACGCCATCAAGATCGACAACGAGATTCGCATACTTATCGAGTGCAAACCGATATCAGTCGCGCTCGACAAAAAGCATTTAGATCAACTCTACCGCTACTTCAGCGTTACCAATGCGAAATTCGCGATCCTCACGAACGGTCGGACATTTAACTTCTACACGGATCTCGAAGCGCCCAACAAGCTCGACACGAGGCCATTTCTTGTTTTCGACGTTACCGATTTCAACGCGGGAGTCGTCACAGAGCTCCGCAAGTTTGAAAAGTCCGCCTTCAACGTCGCTGCAATTCTAGCGACGGCTGAGCGCCTAAAATATACCTCTGGCGTTAAGCAGGTCATCTCGAAGCTCATCGAAGAGCCGACCGACGAGTTCGTTCGCATAGCCTCGGGCGGTGTGTACGAAGGACGCATAACGGCTCAGGTCAAGGAAATGCTGACTGGGGTCGTGCGCACGGCCTTCCGCGAGGTGATTATGGACACCGTCAAAAGCAGGCTTTCCAGCGCCCTAGCCGACACCGAGGAGGTCATCGAAAAGATCGACACTCCGGTTGAAGAAGAGCCGGACGTCGTCACCACGGACGATGAGCGTGAAGGATACATGATTGTGAAAGCTATAGTTCGCGACACGATCAGTCCGAAGCGCGTCGTGATGCGCGATCAGAAGTCCTATTGTGGCATCCTGGTCGACAACAACAATCGGAAGCCCCTAGCGCGCTTGTGGTTCAATCGCTCGGTAAAATACATTGGCTTGTTCGACGGCGAGAACGAAGAGCGGCTGATAGTCGATAGCCTAGACCAGATCTACGAGTACAGCGATCGGCTGCGAGCAACAGCCAAGAAATATGCGGAGCTATGAGTTACCTGGGACTCTCGGCAGCGTTTCGGGTGCGTGTTTCAGTAAATCCCGGGCACCGACTTCAGTGAGTCGTTGACAGGGCGGATTGCGGTCGGTTCTCGGCTGCGCTGCTCCGCGCTGAGCATCAGCCGGACGTGAGGCCCAGCCCGGCATTGACCTTTCGCAGCAAGCGACCCCGCCACCAACATCCCGCGGCTCGTGGCGGGGTCTGCTCTAAATTGTTGCTGAGACGGCGAAGGTCGCGGCCATCGAGGTAAGCAGATCGAAGGTATAGAAGACGATGGCGCCGGCTTCAACTGCTGAGGGCAAGCGTCCCAACGCCCGCTGCAACATGCCGAAATCAGAGCGGCCCTGGTCATCGAGCACGACTGCCTCGCCGTCTAGGATGGCCGTCGTCACGGCAAGGCGCCGCGCGTCGTCGACAATCGTGGGAAAGCGTTCCGTCCAGTCGTAGCCGCCGCGCGTGAGTATCCGCACCCGGCGAGGCTCGATGTGCACTGCGATCCGCTAACCGTCCCACTTCACCTCATAGGCCCAGTCGGCCCCCTTCGGAGGCTTGTCGACGAGCGTCGCCAGGCAGGGGTCAACCCGCGCGGGCATCGGATCGGTCGGGGGGAGATCGCGCGGCTTCTTTGAGGATGCTCTGGCCATAGGCCATTAACGCACAGGCCCGCGAAAGGCCGAATTGACTCTTTCGGCTGAGAGAACATAGTAAGAACAAACGCAATAGACGGGTAATGAAAATGAGCGACGAAGCCGGATCGAGCGCGCGCAAGGACACGGTGATGTATGAGCACTGGTGCGAGCATCCCGGCTGCAAGAAGTGGGGCAGCCTTGGCTTTGCCTTGGGGAAGGAGGAGCCGCGGTGGTTCTGCGCGGAGCATCAGCCCGAATGGAAGTTGAAGCATGCCTAGAGACGGAGCCTGGTGGCTTTCGGAGCTTCTCGCCTGGACGAAGATCCGCATCAAATGCGAGTGCGGCGTAAAGAAGCAATACGACGCACCACAGCTTTTCGATCGCATAGGTGACCGGAGCATGCCGGGGCTGCTCTCCGAATTCTCCAAGGCGCTCGGTTGCCCCAAGAGCGGCAACATCCAGCGCGATCGTTGCCGGCTCACATATGACATGCCATCGGGAGAGCCGCCCGTCTCTCGAAGGAACCGGCTGGTGATGCGGCCCCAGCCGGTGCCCCTGAAGAGATTACTTTCGCGAACCTTCCCGAATGGTGCGACGTCCTGTGTAAGTGCCGGAGCTGCGGCCGCATCGATCGACTAAATCGGCGCGCTCTGGCCGCGCGCTTGGGCAAAAGACAAAGCATCCTTCAGTTGGCGCCGAGAATGCGATGTAAGAGGTGCGAGAACCGAGACGGCAACACGATCTTCATAGGAAAGCCCCGGCAATAAGAGACCGCGCAGGCGTTACTTCCGCTGAAGATAGTCCATTGAAATGCACTCGCTCAATCTAGCTGGCATATTAATTCTACTTATTGTCATTGCACTGTTCGCCTTTGCATGGGTCGCACTTTGAGACGCAGCCCTTACTTCGCAAGCGCCAGCCGGCTTAATTTTCTTTGGAACCATCCGCTAGGCCCGCGGTTAGAGGGCACCGCTGACTAAGGCGGGCTGCTGATGAAAGATTAACGTGACGTTCTCCAGAACTGCTAGGCAGCGCCTTTCTAGCTTCGGGGTGCTGCCGTTTTTTTCTAATTTGACTTCTTCATTTAGTTTTCGGGAACCAACCACGGTGAGTTTGGCTGACACAAACAGAGCTGCAGGGGAGGAGGACCGCTGCAGCTCCGGACGCGACGTGGTCATTTATGTAGATGGGCTCATTGCCCTGTTCCATCCAAGGGAACCGCTTCGAACGTCGCATGCGCATATTTTACTCTCACCGGAAGCGGAATCAAAGGGAAAGCGGCGGCTTTATTGGACTTTAGTCTGGTTCATCAATGACAAACGTCTTAGGCGCACCGCCGCGCGAAACTTTTCAACCATGTCGAGAGTTACTACGTCCGAGCGTCGGCCTCGTCGAGCTCCAAGTGAGTGGCGCCTCAGGGCTGCATAGTTCGTCCCTTCTGGGCAGCCCTGAGGCAGCACCGCCACAGCGCATGGGAATTGGTCGATGCAAGACAGAGACGAATACGGCCTACCGGGGCAAAATGCATCACTCGACGGGACCACTCGATCAGACACACCAAAGATAGCGGTTGCGGAGCGGCGGAAGCTGGTGGGCGTTCACCGCGAACCCGATCCCAGACGCCTGAAGGCGCTGGAATATCTCGGCAGAAGGTTGTTGTCACATCGTTGAAAGTGCCAATTCACCTCAAGCAACCGCTCGCAACGTCATCAGCGCTTCTTCAAGTCGGGAAATGGATCTCGCCCCAACGCCTTGGCAATCTTCCGCCAGTCATGTCCGCCCATCCCGGGTATTCGCAGCAATTCGGCAGTCGGCAGATGTTGCATATCTCCGACCACCTCATACCCGGTCTGGTTTAGCTCGCGGAGAAGCCAAGGCCTGAGTTTCAAGTCTGCCAGTTTCGTGTCCATGTGGGACATTAAAAGCAGGCTAGACCGAAACGCGCAATCGCCTAGTTAAACACGCGGGGCATGTGCTTGCCGGACCTTAGTCCAGCCCATCAAAGGCAAAGGTCTTAGGCCGTATGTCTCCTTGCCGCTGTCATACTCGCGGCGCATAGTAAACCATCAGCGGCAGATAACACGGGCGCCGCTGGCTGGAAGATCATTGCGCTTTCGCCCCGATGAGGTCGCGCGATGTTGAAGTCACACGATTATACGGATGCGGTTCTACCTACCGGTATTGACTTGCTGGACGACGTTTTCACCGAGATCCTGGCTGAAAAGGGGCTCTGCCGCGATTGCGAAGCTGCCGAGCTGATCGCCAGGAGACTATTTTCCCTCTACCAGTCTGGACATCGCGAGACGAAGATACTGCGCAACTTGGCGCTCGGTGATTAGCTGAACGAAACCCGCCGGCCAGCCATCGCTCGAGACATCAACGTGAGTTCGTGTCGGCTCTTTGGAACCCCTCCAACTGCCGGAGTCGACCTGAGCAGGCAGCGCCTTCCTTCGCCGGGGGCGCTGCCATCTCAACGCCTTAGCTGCGCGCCCTCGCGCTGACTGGCCTCGATCCGCTGCAGGATCTCGCGCATCACACGCGTGTCGGTCGAAAGGCTGTTGAGCGTGTTCTCGACAGCCTTCATAGAGGTAGCCGCTTCTGCCGCCTGCTTTTCCACCGCCGAGATCCGCAGCTCGTGATTGTCGATCTGCCGGAGGGAGACTTCGGCCGCGGTAAGGCGCTTGTCGAGGCGATCGATGGAATTAGCCTGTGAATCCTGATTGGCGTTCACCCTCTCCCAGGTCGCGCCCCACGCCACGAGGCCGCCGGCAAAGCCGAACAGGATTACCAGGGTGTTGAGGTTGTATTCAAACCTCCATTTCGGAGTTGCGACCATCTTTTCGGTTTCCTGTGTTTCAGACAATCCCCTGCCCTCGTAGTGTGATGCGAGTTACTGCTGCGCTTCGCCGTGGCGGACGCATTCCGCTTTCGTCCAGACAGCCGCGGCACAGATGCCAACGACGGTCCGATCTATTTTCCGCTGATCCCCCGGCGTCGCGCCGCGCGCGCCGATCAGATCAGTGCCCACCACCCGGCGAAGACCGTCGGCACTTGCCGGCGCCGAAGTCCCACATCCCTGGAGGACAAAGGTCAAAGCGAGAGCGGACATCGTCCGCAGTGCGGCCAGCTTCATTATTCTGCCTTTCAATGGAGGTTCTGACGTCGTCGCCGCCCTGCCGGTAAATCCAAGCAACGACGGCGGCAACGATGGCGAGAGCGGCGGCGGCCGCGATGAGGCGAGGAGTGGTGAACATCACGCCATCCCCTTTACCTGCTTGGCGACCGCCTTCCGATCGGCGTTCTTCCGCCAGTAGAGGAAGCCGGCAATGCCTCCGAACGCGAGCAGGATCAACAAGAGGTTCTGCCACGGTATGCCGCCGATCGCGGTGAGCAGCGAAGCGCCGCCGCCGATGACAGATGGAGTGATGACCTCTTTCGACTTCCACCACGGCGCATCGAGGCTCGGGGGCGTGACGGGAACAGGAACCGGCCTCTCCTCCGTCACCGGCGCCGCCTTGACCTCCGGCCGCGCCGCTTCGCCCGGGGTGAGCGCCACAAGCGCCGTGTGCATAGCAGCGCGCGTTTTCGGCCCGACATCGCCGTCGACTTGAAGCCGCTGGTCAGCCTGAAACTGAAGGACATTGTCGGCGCGGTAGCCGAGCAGCACGAGCGAGATCCGGGCCAGCCGGTCAAATCGATCAGACAGGCCGTTCTTGCCGCCATTGATCTTCTTCGTGATCGTCTCGGCGTCGCCCTCGTCGGCCCAGCGGTTCAGATCGCGTGTGTCCCAATAGAACAGAGGCACCAGGCCTTCCCACGGATCGGCATTGACCGCGTCCGGATCCTTGACGAAGTCCGGGCAGTCGAGGCCGGCCGCGCGGCACCAGTTGCGGAACTGGCGATAGTTGTCCTTGCCGGTCAGCTGCATGCCGGTGCGGCCGCGGTAGCGATAGCCGTCGCCATCCTTCTCCGGCGTGTTGCCGAGATCCGTGCGGGTGTCATACCGCTGCTGCGCCGGCGTCGGCCCCCAGATCTCTCGATCGTAGCGAAAGTCTCCGCTCTCATGCATGAGCTGGGCGAAATACTGGGCGAGACGGTGCGGCCGATCCATGCCGAACCGGTGGCCGTACCTGTCCAGCGCCACAAGTGCGGACGCGAGGTTGCTCTCGTTCACCTTGCCCTTTGCGGCAGCGCGAACGTGCTGAGCGGTGATGGCGCTCATTCGTTTCTCCTGATTTCGTTGGGGAATGCTCGGCGGGCTAAGCCACACTGGTTAATGGCGGCCGGCGATGGTCCGGCTTAAAGTGACATTGGTCGCTCCAGCCCCTCGCAGGCGGCCGGGAGGCTCGTCACCGGCCGCAGCCCTTGACGGGCCTCGCCATTGATCCACATCAATGGAAAGGGGACTTGAACATGGACGATAGAGAAGCGAAAAGCGCCGGCCCGATCGAGCCGGCTTCTGACCATTCCGTACCGGGCGCTGCTTCGAATCTTTTGGACGTTGCGGCACAGCTTGCCGGCCTCGCCGAGGACCTCAAAGCTCTAGCGGCAAGACCGATCGAGCCCACGCCGATATCGGCCGAGCTGGACCCCTTTTAACCGTTTGATTCCTTTCGTTGCTCAATCCCAGTGCCGGTCAACTTGGTGGAACTTTTCCCTCGACGCACCCGTTGAGACGAATTGGCTCTAAAACGAAAGCGAACACCGCCATGAATGCGCAAAAGGCAGGAATGGCCCGGTTGTTTTTGGCGGCCCCAGATCTGCGTGCTAGCGCGTGGATGATGAACAGCTCCGTATTTCTGAAGCTCTGCGTGGCTTACGAGCATGCGTGTCTGCGCCGCGACGGCCTTCGCTGCGCAACCGAGAAAGACGAAGACGCCCTGATTGGATGCGAAGCGGAGTGCAGAAGCCTGGAAGCTGCCGCAATCGCTTACATTCGGACACAGCGGCAGTTTTCGGGCCTTGTTTAGGTTGAGGCATTCCGATCACAACTGTCGCAACAAGTGACTCGACCAGCCCCCGATATCGTGCCCATATGGTTGAGCCGGAGCCGTCGTTCGGATCACGAAGAGGCGAACACAATGTCTTACGATTGGGACGGCAGGCAATCTCATCGAAAGAGCGTGATCAGGTTCCTCGCCGCGCTGGCGCTGCCAGCGGTATTGCTCAGTTCAGCGATTGCTGTCGCCGAATGGGCGAGAGACCCAACCGCTAAGACCGCGGCCACTGAAACGCCGGCAGCTCTGCGATAGGGATGCCCGGCTCGATGAATTTCAGGCAAGGCCAAGGTGAGCCTCAATATGGGCGAGCCGTTCGGCAAGGGCGTCCTTTTCCGACTTCAGGGCGGCAATCTCTTCTCCCTGCAGCATGTTCTTGTGAATGACGCACTGCAGCGCCGCGACGATATCGGCCGTGATCAGGCCGTAATCCATCGTTTGAAAAACCGGCGCTTCGCCCGTCTTCTCAAACACGGCGCCCGCCGCTAATGCATCGCGGCGCACGCCTTCGTTGACGACTTCCGGAACGGTGACGGTGATTGTCTGGGTGTTTCCATCCTCGTCAGTGATCTCCCGCTCGACCTCGTGCGCGGGGACGATTTCGCGACCGACGTCAACGATCTCGTCTTTCTTGCCGGTCACCGCATGAGGAACAACCTGCTGCGCCTCGTGAGCGATAAAGCCCGTTACGACGCCCTTTTCCGGAGCATTGTTCCACCGGTGGAAAACTGGGCGCAGAGCCATGATTTTAAGCTCCGCATTGTCCAGAACGTCAAACTGTTCCGGAGTCAGCGAGAACGTCACGATCGGCTGAATATCCGACTTAAGACGGTAATCCGATGTGGTGGAATAGCTGGTCCCAGTCGCGGTAACTGAGATGCCGCCTACTGATGAATTCTCGCGGTAGAACTCCTGAACGGCGCCGTCAGTAGCAAGTCTGGACTGATAAAACGGGTTATACCCCGATGCGCGCCGCCACATGCGTCCGGTCGCGGGACGCATTGCAACGCCGGTTGTGCTCCCGGTTGCAGGGTCAATCGTTGCTGTAAGTCCTACAAGAAAATCGCCGTTAGTCGGCTCGAACCGGGCGCGCTCGACATTGTTTGCCTTAAATATAAGCGGGTGATCACTTACGGAACCGAGTCCGACGAAATTCACACCCGACTCATATGATCCGACAACCGAGCCTCTGTTCAGTGCAAATTGAACATAACTTCCTGCGCCGTCCAAAGATTGTGTACCGGACCAAGTGTTGTTTCTGTCCTGCAGCCCGACCTTCGCCCATGAACTCCAAGTGGAACCATTGTTCCACCGCATGTACATGTTGCCGTTACTTCCCCGAATGTATACTTGCGTAATAACCGTAGCCGTGACGGCAACGACTGTGAGAGAACCTTGCGCCCCTTCGGGGGTATTAACGGTTCCTGCGTTGACACTGTAAAACCCGGTTTCCGTTGCGGTATTTGCGTCAGAGAGAGCCGTTTGCACCGTCCTGAGACGAGCGGGCAACGCACCATTTAGTATCTCCGATGCGCCAGGGTAAGCCGGGTTTGTTATGTTCCACCAAGGACTAGGCCACGTTCCCGCAGAAGCTTCCGCCGAAAACCGAAGAAACTTCTTCGGGGAGGTTGCATCAGCTATATAGATTTCCTGAAACACCATCCCGAAACGGCGATAAACGTTCAGAACAGCTGTATATCCTGTAGCCGCCGCCCCGGATGGTCCGCTCGTCCAACTGCCTGTGATCGTATACGTGCCGGGGATGATGATCGTGTTGAAATCACCATCCGAAAGTCCGACCCCAGCGGCGGACGGGACAGGCGAAGCAACACCACCGTTTACCGGGCCGAGTTTCCCCAGAAGCGTCAACATCGAGTCTGCGGCAAGCAGGTCTCGGCCCTTAGCCTTGATGTCGGTCAGGGCCGCCCCAGCTGCCCCGGTGAAATACGCGAGCTTGTCAGCTGCCGGCGAAAGGCCCGCCAGCGCGGCCAACGCCGCATTGTCGAGCCGCTGTATGTAGGTCGAGAGCGCCTGGGCGTTGACGGTCTGCTGCTGCAGATAGGCAGTGTCGCGAACAATCCAGTAGCCCTGCCCGGCCGCCGTGGTGCCGCGCCAGGGCTTGGCGAGGGTGATCTGGGTGTTGCTGTCGACGGAGAGGATCGGCACCGGGTTGCCGTTGCTGCTGTCGAGACCGAAGAGCCCGCCGGCAATCAACGCCGTGGCCCAGGCGGTCCCGGAGCCGGTGACAACGGCGCTGCCGGCGGTCACGGAAACCGTGCCCGTTACATAGGGTATGGTCATGTCAGATTTTCCTAAGCTGGGATGCCGAGAATGTAGTAGCGGATGCCAAGCACGTCGTCGGCGCCTTCCGTGCGCCACGTGCCCGGGTCATCATCATCGTTGTAATAGTCGCCTGGTCGTCCGCGATTAGTGACAAACGTTGCGCTTGTCTGGGTCAGGCGACAATGGGAGCTGTCCCCACACTCGAAATTGCTGCTTGTCGAGTAGATCAATTGGCGAACGGACGGCAATTTGATCGACGCCTGCCAACTGCCGAAATTCTGATCCGAACCGGAACCGTGTTTGGTCATGTACTTGACCATGGGGAACATTCCGGTTGCATCAAAGGTAACAACAGTTTCGACTGGGCTCCCTGCCGAGACAGGAAAATACCCCTCTTTGATGATTTGCACACAGGGCCAGCGGCTGTCGATCACGATGTCTGCCCAAGAAGGCGGATTGGCAGAACCTGGGCGCAGGAATTGGACCACATCCACGCCGCCCTCAGTGAACTGCCTAAACACCTTGTTGCTACCATTCGTCGGGCTGTCGCCGGCGTCGAGGTACAGCATGAACCGAGCGCGCATAGCGGAGGCCGCGTTGAAGTAAATACGCGTGCCGCTAAACCAGTACTCCGCCCCAGCACCGTCTTCCATGTCGGGAGTCCACGGATAATAGATTGTGGAGCCCGTGTAGAAATGAACATCAAGCGCGATATTTGTCGGCAACGTTATCCCGGTATCGTAGAATGACTCTCCCGCTGGAATGGCAATATCTGCGGCGGCGATGACCTTCACAGGCACACGGCGGCTATCAAAGGAAACTTGCCATTCAGTCGCGGTTTCCGCGTTGTACCCCGGCTTGGCGATAATCATCTTATCCGAACGGATGATGATGTTCTTACTGCCGTTTGGCGCGAGCACGGGAGCTTCTAATGACGAGTCTTCATTGCCGGGGAGGTTCCACACGATCAATCGTTTATCGCTGGATTGAAAGCGGTTGTAGGCGTCGTTAGTGTCGGAGTTGTTGATCCTCGTGACAGTGCCATACGGGAATGAGCCCCAATTGCTGACAAGGCCCTGATAGTCCTTGAACCAACCGGCTTGGCGCCAGCTCCCCATAAACAAGTAACCACCCTGATCGTGGTAATATTTTCCGCTGTATCGGCGTTGTATCTTCATTTGGTTGAAGCGGCCTGTACTATTGCGGGTGGTCTTCACGTCGAAAAGTGGCATATTGTACTTCATATCCGGGAAGGCGCTATTCTTAAACACCCATATGGCTTCATTAAACCCGCCCGCGTCACCGTGAGCCACAAGCTTTTGATAGTTGGACGAGTCTGACCCGGCGGGAAAGTATTGGGTGCCGCTTCCGCCGGGAATAGTGTTCACACGCTCAATATGGGCGATCGACGCGTTCAGAGCATATTTCGAGTTGTAGAGGAACTTCGAGCGCTGGCTGTCCGGCGTCGTGCGCGGATTGTCAGCGTCGCTCTTCATGATTTTGACGCAGCCGGCGCCGGTACTGTCGACGCCAATCATCGTGCGGACCATTAGCTAAAAACCTCGATTGTGCCGTTGTTGAGGTCGATTTTCATTTTGCCGTTCAGTGACTGAAGGAGACCGGCGTTGACCGTTCCGATATTGGCAACTGCCAGTTTCAGCTCGCCGTTTTCGAAGACGAGCGGATAATGGCGGTTGTTGCCTGAGGTGACGAGGAACTGATCCGCCTGGACCGCCATGCGCGACTTCTGCACGCCGCCCTCGGTATAAAGCTCGACATAGAAGCCCGAAACCTTGAAGCTCTGACTGGTCCCCGCCCGCAGCAAGACGGAGAACCGGGCATCAACGCCGGTAGGCGCCGCGACCGCTTCGAACTTCACCAGCCCCTGCGCGAACCGCCCGTTGAAATCGGCGCTCACGCCATTGATGCTGGTCGCGTTCGCGCTGTCGCCATCGGCGCGGGCGGTCTCCTCCTGGATCAGACGGGCAAGATTGCCATCAACCTCCGCATCAAGGCTGGTGATCCTGCTGGAGAGCGCACCGTCGGCATCTGCTCGGGCGGTAGCCTCTGTCTGGATGGCCGCCGCGTTATTGCCGGTTTCCGCCGTGAGCTGCGTGATCTGGCTGCTCAGCGCAGAATCCGCGGTCGCCCGCACAGTCTCCTCAGTGATCAACCGCGCGTTCGTGCCACCGAGGCTCGCCTGCAGATATGTCAGCAGCTGCGCCGTCGCCTCGTTCTCCGAAACGCGCACCCGGCGCTCCTCGGTGATCTGCGCCAGCGCATCGCCTATGGTGGCAACGATCTGCTGGCGCTCGATCTGACCGACTGCGCCTTCGAGCGAGAACGCATCCAGCAGCTCGACGAGGCGCGGACGGAAGAACTCGTCCATCTCCTGCTGCAGTTCCTTGAAGCGGTTAAGCGCATCGTCCTGCAGCTGCTGCAGACCGGTCAGCAGCGTCTGCAAACCGGTCGGCTGCGCCGTCGTCATCCAGGGCGTGAAGGTGCGCAGCCGGTCGGGCACGGTCGTGATCGTCGCCCGGGCGTTGTAGACCTTGCCGGAGACCACGTTCTTCGTGGTGCGGAACAGACCGTCCTCGGGCGACGTGCACTGATCCTCGAACAGCTCGGTATTGCCCTCGATCTGATAGACGAAGCGCACGGTCGTAATCGTCGGATCGTCCGGCGGGGTCCAGGTGAAGACGAGCGCCGGCGTGTCATAGCCCTGCGCGCCGTTGATCATGCCAACCGCAACATTAAAGTTCTGCACGGTCGACAGCAGCGACGGGTTGATCGGCGGCGTCGGCGGGATGACGATCGGCCCTGGCTGGATACCGGCGTCGTCATAGATCGCAGCGCTGGTCTCCGAGAGCACCAGCGTGATGCGCAGCCGCTCGTCGGCCCGCCATTCGCTGATTAACCAGCTCTTGCCGCGCCAGGTGATCCACTCGCCTTCCTGTACCGCCAGACCAAAGCGACGGCTGACAGGAACTGTCGCCTTGCCGCCCATGCGGTTCTGCCGATAGCGGATGTTGAGCAGATACTGCGCAATGTCCGGATCGGTCACCTGCAGGAAGTCGATGCTTGTCTGCCGGTTACGGCCGTCGGCGGCGATGTCCGCATTCACATAGACCGGCTTCAAGCTCTCCGGGTTCCACATCGATTCGATCGAGGTGAACTGGCCGGAAAGGTGATTGAAGCGCTCGAAGGCCGACGGCCGGAACTGCACGTCCTTGGCGCGGTCGACCGGAATGTCGTCGACGGTCAGATCCTTGACCGGGATCTGCGGCGCGCCGGGGATGACGCCGGAGAGGCCGCGGCGGTTGAGGCCATAGCCGGCCATAGCATCGTCGAACTGCTTCAGCACCTCGGTATGGTCATCGTCGCCGCTGACGAAGAGCGAGCACTCGTAGGTCTTCTTGCCGTTCGCCCGCAGCGTGTCGCAGACGTTCATTGCAACGAAGTAGGTGGCGAGATCAATCTGGCCGAGGCTCTTGCCCTCGCCGATCAGCGTGCGGCCAGAGACGAGCGCGCGAAGGCCCAGTTGATAGTTGAGGCGGTGAACGGCCGGGTTCTTTGTGTGCACCCAGGTTGACGGTGTATTGAGCCGCTGCGTCCCGGAGCCACCGGCAACCGTCGAGTCCTTGCGCGGATCGTATTCGCGCAAGCCCCGCAGCACGAAGTCGATATCCGGCTTGCCCTTGCCGGCGTCTCGGAAGAATTCGAGATGATAGTAGCGCTCGACGACGACATAGCACATGCCCGAAAGCTTGCTGGTCGCCTTCCACTTGTTGCCGAGATTGGCGGTGACGTCGACGAGACGCTGATCGACACCCTGCCCCGGACGCCCGTCATAGAAGCGGATCGAGATCGAGCTGTTGCCGTCGCCGTCGATGAAGCCCTGGACGCCATAGCGCGCGACCTCGTTGCCGATCGTCGCGTGCGCCACGAGATTGTATTTCTCGCCATACATATAGACGTACGGCTCGAGCCCATCGCACCAGCCGTTGGCGAGGATGAAAACCTCGGCATTGCGCTTGTTGCCCTTGTCCCACTTGGCATAGAAGGCGCGCTGCCCCTTCGTCTTGCCGATGCCGTAGAGCGTGCCGACCGGCACGTCGCCGCCGAACTGGATCTCGCCCTGCACGGCCGTGTGCTTCTGCTTGCCCTGCTTCTGTTGCGTGAGCTTGCCGATCGCGAACTTGGCGCCGAATGCCAGCGCGCCACCGATCAGGCTGGTGGCGAGCGCAGAGCCGCCGAACAGAGCGCCAGCGATCGCCGTCGCAATTCCTGTAAAGATTGCCATGATGAATTATCCGAGGTGAAAGGCAGCGATGACGTCGGCGAGGCCGTGATCGTTGCGGCCGCGCTCGGTCTTGGTGACGAAACGGGCGCCAAGGCAGATGCCGACATGCTCGGCACCATCGGCAAGATGCAGAATGACGAGATCGCCAAGACGCGCTTCCGCCCCGCCCTTCGGCTCCTGGCCGAGCTCGGCCGCAAAGAAGCTCACCAGAGACGTGTGCCCGCGCCGGCGCAGCGCCCGTTGCGCACCGGCAAGCGTCCGATAGGCGCCGCGATACTTGTCAACGATCGCCGAACTCGTCAGCGCGTCGACGAATGCGCAGCCGAGGATGAAGCAATCGGCCGAGCCATAGGCATAGGGTTTCGCAAGCTCACGCGCGAGCGTGGCTTCAACGATGCGGAAGCGGTTCATGATTTATCCTTGAAGGATTACAAGATCAGCGCGACACCTGGCCCCATTCCTCGGGGATGGTCGCGTTGGTTGCCACGAGCTCGAGGCCCGTGTCGGTAGGATCATTATCGAACTGCTGTTCGGCCTGCGAGCGCTTGACGCCTGTCGAGCCCCGCGCCGATCGTCCGGGCGGCTGCAGGTCGATCATCATCGTCAGGGTCCGTTCGGAGCCTGAGACCGCGCCCTCGTTGTAGCGCACCTGGTCGATCTCGTAGATGCTGGACGCCAGGATGCCCAACACGGTGTCTGTTTCTGGATCGCCGACTAGGTGGGAGATGATGACTGGGGAGTTCTGGTAATTGTACTGCTCGATCTGGGAAATCGCGTCATTCGGGTTAGCCACCGGGACATTCGAGAAGCCAATCGAGCGAGTGGTAACAGCAACACCGACGGCACTCGTCATGCTGCCGATTTCTAGCCATCGATTGGGATAGTAGACGAGGCCATTATAAGTGAACGGCCGTCCTCCCCGGTGATAGCCGACAGTTTTACCGGGGAGATCGAAGCGGATCAAATCCAGGCGAGCAATGCGGCCATGGTCAAGCGCAGCCTCTACGGCTGGATCAAGCACACTCATGAGAAGAACATCTCCGTGGCGGAAAAAGAAGCTTCGCGGCCGGCCCAAGACTTGGGTGCCGAAACACTCCCCGGATCAATGGTCATGACGCAGGACGGCTTTTCGAAGTGAACGGTCGCCGCCGTGGTGAAGTGCTGAGTGTCCAGCCCGAACATAATCGAGAGGCTAACGGCACCACTGGCATTTGCTGTGGCGCTTTCGACGATCCGGTGCAGTGACCTGATCAACTGGGACATTCGCAACTCGACATAGTCGCCGGGCGACAGCTTGAAGCCAGCAGGCAGGCCAGCGACGATGATGGCTCGGCTGTTCGTGATCGACTGCAGCACGGCATCGCCGTTGAATGCCCCTCCCCCTGCCTTCGTGCCGGAGAGCGGCTTGCCGTTGTTATGGGCAATCGGCCGCGGCCGAAACAGGTCGTATCCGAGGAAAGGTGCACCTCGCGAGCTCGACTTCATCACGAAGGCATCGAACAACCCATAGAATGCCGGCGTCATCCAGTTGGTCGTGTACTGCGCCTTCCAGAATGGAGTGCCGGCGGCCTGCTCTTCGGAACGGCGGCCCTCCATCATGGAGACGTCGGTCGGATTGATCGGGTCGAACTGGCAGTCCTTCCACGGCAGAACCGGCAAAGGTATGGGATCAGCCATACTGGTCTTCCCCGTTCAGATAGAGGTTCTCGCGTGCTGCATTGTTCTGCTTGACGACGCTGACGGCAGCGTCTTGGCTTTCCGCCCGGATCGTTGGTCGGAACATCGGGCCTTCCTCTCCGATGACGCGGAGGATGATCTCGCGCGGGCCAGATGAAGTCGAGGAGCCCGCGGATTGCGCAACAAAGTCCACGTTCGCCGGCCGCTGAAGCCGATGATTCGGAACGACCTCCTCCCCACCTTTGAAGCGAACGAGCTCCGGCCCCTTTTCACCAACCCATGCGACGCCAGGTCGAGCGGAGTTTGTGCCGTTCGCATACCCACGCAGCCCAGCCCATGGGTCGGCTTTTGCGCCACCGCCGAAGAGCCATCCGAGCAGCCCTCCTCCGCCAACGCCGCCTCCGGCTCCGCTGACTTGGAAGACCGCATCGAGCACGTCGTTCAGCAGCTTGTCGGCGATCCGATCGAGAACGCCCAGGGCCGCGTCCCCGAAGGACTCCCACACTGACTTGCCTCTCTCGATACCGGAGAAGAAGTCGTCGAAGAAACCTCCTGTTAGGTCCCGCGCAAAATCGAGCGCGATACCCATTTGCCGGGTCTCTTCCTCAATCGAGGCCATGACCTGCGCAAGGGACGACAGCTCGCTTTTCTGGGCGTCAGTGAGCGAGATACCACGCTGCTGGGCTTCATTCAGGAGGTGCGTCTCGTAGCGAAGAGCGGCGGCCGCCTGCTCCGTGAGCCCGATAGCATCACGCTCTGCCTCCAGCGCAGCGATCTGGCGCTCAGCGCCCGCGATGATGTCGGCGTACTTCTCCTGCTCGCTCTTGCCGCCGGCGCGCTTCTTCGATTTCTCGTCGACTTCGGTCAGACTTGCGGCAAGCTCTTTGAGTTTGCTGGTCGCCGCCGAAGCACCTCTGGCAATGGCACCGCCGAAGTCTCCGAGATAATCGGCGCTGAGATCGGATGCTATCTGCCCGTTACGCTTGTCTGCCGCTGCCTTGAGCTCCTCGGCGTACTTGTTTGCGAACTGGAAGTCCTTGTCCAGCCCGAGGTCTCCAATCGTCCCCAGTTGCATCCCTTCCGGTAGCCACTGATTCGCTTTCGAAGCGAAACTGTCGATGAGACCGGCGCCACGCTGAACCATGTCGGTCATGGCTTTGATAACTGCGTTGGCGGCCCCGATTGCAGCTGCTCCGATGACGTTGGGAAATTGACCCCAAAGGAACTTGATGTCGTGATAGGCGGCTACAAACGAACCTATTACAAAATTGGCGCCTGTTTTGGCATCGGCAACGATGTCGCGCCCAAAGATCTGCTGCATCTCATCGCGAAAAATGATTGCAGCCGCGAGAACTGCACTGAAGCCAGCGATAACCCAGCCAACCGGTCCCATCGCAGCCAACCATGCTGCCGTGAAGCTAGCCGCAACCGTCCCAGCCGCGACTATGAGGCGGGATAAGACCGCGATAACATTCACGATGCCAACGACGATAGACGGGGCGTAGATCAGCGCCAGGGCTGCGGCTGCGGCGATAGCGTAGGGTGCCACAGTTTCGAGAACGTCCGCCACGGCCATCAGCGCCGATTGCGCCAGCTTTGCCCAATCAACCATCTGCAGGCCAGCGGCTACCAGCGCGATTATACCGATCGTCAGGAGGCTAGCGGGGGAGAGCACTGACAAGAAGGCTGCCCCCAATCCCTGGACTGGTCTCTCCATAGAAGAAAGGACGGCGGCCAGTTGCGTGCCCTGCTGAAGAGCAATCTGCAGCGGGCCCATGCCCATCTGCGCGCTGACAGCAATGTCTTGGAACTGAGCGGCTATGTTTCCAAGATTTCCGCGCGATGATGCGCGGTTCTGATTGGCCGCCCGGTTCATCATCTCGATCTGCTTCGACGCTGACGCCGCAGCGGCACCTTCTGTTGCATAAGCCTTGGCGGCGGCCGCCGCGGCTCCGGTCGCACCGCGATTTGTGCCCGACAGCCCATTTGCGGCTGCTTCCGCGCGCGCGGCCGCTCCAGTCAGCTGATTGAGAGCGTCGGTGCCCTTTTGAACGGAGCCACTTTCAACCTGGAGCCCGAGCGTGGCGACATCTGCCATGGCTTTTCCTTTTTCAAAGAACGTGCGCTATCGTCCTGCCGATTCAACCGGAGGAAGACGATGCGCAAGATATTGGTTGCTTTGGGGTTGGTGTTATGCGCCGCCCCGGCCAACGCTGACGCCAATACCCGTGCGGCTGCTCAGAAGGCAGCCAAACAGATGATGGAAGATGCGTTCATTTACCTTGGTGCGGCATATCTTTGCCAAGACGCGTTGGGGACTTCCCACTATTATGCTGCGCGATCCGCTGTCGAACAGACCGCCATCCTTGGAGGTAAGTCGCAGACCGACGCCGTCATCATCGCTGACGACTTCGACAAACGAATACGGCGAGATCATCAAAAGAAAGCACCGGCGGAGAATGATCAGAAGTGCTTGGACAGCATCCTCGCTACACAGACCGCACTTCGGGTGTCTCAGGCTCGCTTTAAACAGGCTCGCGACGCCGACAAATGAAAAGGCGATCTTGTACGGCCCCAGGGAAGAGTTCAAGTGATGAAGGCGTCCGGTATTCGGTTGTGCAACTCGAAATAGCCCTCGACTTCCACTCTCGCCCGTGTTTCATTTTTGGTGCTACATTTGAGAGGGGAACATGGGGAGCGGGTTATTTTGGTCGCTTGTCTTGGCGGCAGCCGCCGCCGCAATTTACTTCTTCCAGAAATCCAACACGCCCAGCGCTCTGACAGAGCAACCACCACCTCCCTCATCGACGTCCGAGTGGACGCAATCAGAAAGCGGCAACCCCACGCAGATCTACAAAGGAAAACGGATCACGGTGTTCGAAGCAGATAACGGCTGGAAGTATTGCATCGCACATCCTGAAGATCGACGGGAGCCTTACTTCTCCGAATCTTACGGGACACCCGACATTGCACAAAGCGAGGCCATCCGACACATGGAACGCCTGCCTTCGTTGCATCGTTCGTTGCCGGAGCAACGCCGCGAATTACGGCGCCAAAAGGAGGATGAAGAACGATCTGCGTTCCTCTCAGGCGAACCTCACGTAATCGCCTCTCTGTCGTCCGCTGCTGCATATGCGACCAACCTATCTGAACTCCGGAAAGTAGAACGCAAAGTAGAAACCCGTCGGCGCTCGATCGACCGTGTTGCTGACTCTGTTGAGGTTTATGGTTCCGACGAGGAAATCGAACGCGCACAAGAATTGAAGCGAGAGGTTTCTGCTCTTGCCGACCGCATCCAGATCAGGGTTGCCGAACTCAAGGCCAAGCGGAAAACACCGGCCGCCTCGAAGATACAGGACACCTAATTCGTTTCTCTCGCCCGGATCGCCTCCGTCTCTGCCTCTATTTCTACACAGAACCGCGCATCCATCGCCCTGACGAGCGACACCTCTTCGCGGCGGACGATATTGCCTGTCAACTGGCACCATGCGGCGATTTCGAGGTTGGAGATCGGTACTGGCCCGGAGAACCCAGGCGGCTGCGGCTGCCGGAGCTCCCAAAACCAATCCCAGAGGAAGGCACCGTTATCCGGCACCTCCGCTTCCGGGCTTTCGACCTCAAAGCTGTCGTTGCGCTCGCGCCTGGTCTCACCGTCCTTGTCTCGGACGCTGTCGTAGCGCGCGACAATCGCTACGGCTTCGCAGAGCCTTTCGCCAAGCTCTTCGTAAAATTTGCGCGATCCTCCGAAGCCGTGGCTACCTGGTCATAGATCCAGCCGGCTTCTTCGAGAACCTCGCGCGCCTTTTCGAAGGTGCATTCGGGCTTTTCGCCTTTCCAGTTGTGATCGCCCCAGTCCCAGGACGCGACGGAGGCTGCCGCCTTGTCGAGATATTCGGCCTCGACCTTGCTGGCGGTCAGCTTCTTTTTCCGGCTGGCCAGGAACTTGTCGCTGTGCTGTCGAACGACGCGCTTTACTGCATCGCTCTCCGCGGATCGGATCATGAAACGAATACCTACGAGCTCATCGGTATCCGGGCCGGTGAGGTTGAGCTCGAAGAGGTCTTCGGAATTGACGAGTTTGGAGATGTCCATGATTCACCTTCAGATTACGGGATAACGGTTGGATTGACGCGGATCGGCAGCTGGTTGAGGCCGATCGTGAAGCGCTCGAGCTCGAAGTCGTCGGAGCCGCCACCCGGATAAAGCGGGCCAGACACGACGCCGCGGCTATAGAAGATTGTGTTCGTGAACCCCTCCCCGCCATCGTTGCGCTCGACTTTGATTGCCATGTTGTCGAGGTTCAGAGGATTGCCGAAGGTTCGCAGGATGACCTGGCCTGCATCGTCATGCACCGAGGCGACCTCAATCTGTGGATCACCGGCATTCGCCGTGCCCTTTTGTTTCTGGGTCACCGGCTCATCTAGCGTGTTGTAGCTATTCATCGTCGACTCGGCTCCGAAATCACCGATATTGCCGACTTTGCCAACCTGCACCCAGGTTAGCGCCGCATAGGCGGACTCGATTAGATCGGTATTCTGGGCAGTGGCGCAAACATAGACCTTGCTGCCCTTCTTGGTTGCCTTGTTTGCCATGTCAGTTCTCCGGTTCGAAGGCGATGTACGGAATGGTGACGGGGATCTGCACCCGTTCACCCTCTTGGAGCGGGCCCGCCGCCCACGGCTCGCTGCTGATCGTGATCTTCACGCCAGAGGCGAATAGGGATTGGTTCTTGAAGTGATCGATCACTTGGTCGGCGACATCGAGAGCGCCGATGATCCCTTGCCCGACCGGCCAAACGACTGAGACCTGAAGTAGTCCGCGCTTCTGTTGCGGATCGTTGCCCATGGTGATCTGACGTGTCTGGTTGGGCAGGAAGGTCAATCGAAGGTATTTCGGCGGTAGCGGCTGCCCTGCCGCCGGAAACACGACGTTCGGCGCGGCAACCGGCAATACACCGGGCATTGCTAAGAGGCGGTCTGTCACGGCCTTGAAGATGATTGCGTCGGTGCCTGCCGCCATATATCCGTTACCTATGTCTGAGAAGCCGCCTCTCACTGACGATCAGGTCTATGAGCGCATCCATGCGGCGCTGCTCGCGTTGGGGCGCGAGACGGCGGCCACGGTTCGGGGCGAAACTAGTTTAAGAGCAGCACGGAAGGCGCTGACACTGTTGCAGCTTGGCCTTCTGTCGGCGATGGAGCAAAGCAGCGACAAGAACCGAGCCGTCAAAGCCCCAGACGAGCCTTCAGCTCCGAGGCCTTCCGATCCACAATGAGCGGCCAGTTCTGAGCTGCGAGCCTGACGAAGCCATCGGCGGGCTGTCCATTAGCGCCATATTCTCGGTAGCCAGCGTAAGATGCCGTGTAGCCGAAGTAGAGCGTATCGCCGATGTCCGCTCCAGCGATTACCGCTTCGATCTGAGCAAAGTCTGGCGCGTAGGTACTTCCTTCCGCAGGACTGGCAGCGGCGTTGATCGCGGGCATGGCGGTCGAGGACGCGAGCAGTGATGCCCGGAGAAATCCGGTGTCCACGCGCATACGGCCGCCCTGCCCGACCGGCGTCTGCATTTCTTCGACGACCTCCTGTGTCGCCTCCTTGAAGATAGCTTCGACGGCACCCTCGACCTTGTCGGCCCACTGCGCCACGGCAGCGCTAAATGAGAGCGTTGCCATCAAACGACCTCAGGCGGTACCGGCGCACGACCGCGCCGATGTGATCCACCTTGTATTCGAGCCGGCATCGGCAGCCGGAAATCTCCGATATGGGCGCGCGCGGGTCGCCCGGGAAGCGGAGAAGCGCGCCAGATGGGCTCTGAAATACCTCATCCATGCCGACGGCCTTGCCGTTGAGGACACGATGGGTGTGCCGCACACGGCTGTCGCCGGCGGAACGCCATACCTTCGTGACGTCTTGCGCCCGGACCTTGCCGGCCTCGATCTGCTGCCGCATCGCCTCGTCGCGGGCGGAGCTGAGCGCAATCATGGTCTCGGTCCGCGCCAGCATTTCGCCGCGGAGAAGCAGGTTCTTATCGCGCAGCCGGCCGATGATCTTGGCCAGCGCCTCGCCGGTCACCGGCTTCCCTGCTCTGATGGCTGCCATAACGGTTCGGTCGAAACGCTTGTCGCGCGTCTTGAGCTCGAAATACCGGTTCATCAGGTCCGGGTCGCCGGAATCAAGATGCAGGCGCGCCCGCTCGATAAACTCGATCTGGTACCGGGTCAGACCGATCACGCCGCCCTCTCGGCGGCCGGTGACGCGGCTCTGCCGGCCGACGACGTCGAGGGCCGTCGATCTCGGGTTGGCGCCTCTGGCAAGCCCCTGCTCCAACGCCTGGCGGATGCCCTGTCGCTGGTCATCGGTGATGTGCGTGACCATCGTCGACGACAGGTCGCGCAGTATCGCCTCGGCAACAGGATCGCGGACGCCGAAGCGCCAGATCACGCGATTGCCTTGCGGGTCCATGACCTTCGGTAGCTCAGCGACTGCGTTGGTGCCACCAGCGTTGAAAGCGTCCTGCAGGGCAATTTCGAGCGCGGAGAACACCTCCGGCTCGATCTGCATGGCATCGACCGCGCCGTTGACGTCGCCGCGCTCCAGCCGCTCGACCACGACGCGGAGGACGATGCCCGACTTGATCTCCTCGATAGCCTGCCGGAATGCGGCGGCGAGCGCCGGCTCGTATTTGGCGAGGAGTTCATCAAACGTCATAGGTTATCCAATCTTCTTGCCAGGGAACCGAAGTACCCTGCAGGCGTTGCCGCTCCTCATTGAAGGAGAACCGAAGCCATGAGCGAAGTCACAGCAATTCCGAATCTCGACCTCAACCGTTATCTGGGGCGCTGGTATGAGATCGTCCGCCTGCCGCTCAAATATGAAGAAGATGCCGCGACGGACATCACGGCAGACTATTCCCTTGATAACGACGGAAAGATTCGCGTCGACAACCGCTGTTTCGATAACAACAACCAGCCCAAGCAAGCGCTCGGCCAAGCAGAGCCAATCGATGCGACGAACGCTAAGCTGAAAGTCAACTTTCTTCCGGCTGCACTTCGTTGGATACCCTTCACTGACGGCGATTATTGGGTGCTCAAAATCGATCCTGAGTACCGGGTCGCATTGGTCGGCACGCCTGATCGTAAGTTTCTTTGGGTGATCGCGCGCGAGAGTGCCGTTTCGGAAAGCACCCTGGAAGACTACCTAGCTGAGGCTCGACGGCAGGGATTTGACCTGAAGAGCCTTATCAGGCCGCGCCACACCGGGCGGGAGGTGAGCGATGCTATGCTCGAGAAACAATGATGCTCATAGGGCAACCCTCTCCTTGGGCCGTGTCGGCGGCGGTAGCGTGATATTCGAAGCGCTATCGCGAGGGATCGATCGCCTCCCGAAAGCCCGCCACAAGCTTTGGCTCGTATGCACTGAGCAACTGATCGAAATTCATGTAAGGATTCCGCTGCATGAACCGAAACGCCCTCTATCTCATCATCGCCGTGCTTGCCGTCATTACTGTCGGACTGGGCATCTACGTCTACCAGGAGGAGACGACACAAGGCGTCGAGATCAAGATTGGCGAGGACGGGATCTCGGTTCAGGAGAACTAAGCCGCAATCCTTCCTTGGACGATGAAGACGACCGGCGTGATGCCATCGTATTTGTTCGGGTCGCCGTTGATGATGGCGTAATCGGCGCCATTGGCGGTCACGACGTCGCCGACCGTGGGCTCGATCGAGAGGCCGACAGCGGAGATGTAAATCTGCATGTCACCGGTCTGGATGACCGTGCCGTCGATGTAGCGGGCCTCGTAGGCCATCGGGACGAGCGTGGCGGGATAAGACGTGACGACAGGCTCGCCGCCGTAAACAGGATCCGGAGGCGTGATCCGCTTCACAGTAGCGGATTGGCCGTACTTGGCGATGAGGCGCTGCGCGGTCGCCTGCAGGCGCGCATAGATCGGGTTTGCCATCCTCCGCCCTTCCTTTTCGAGAGCTAAGCCTTATTTACGCCTCATTGCCGCAAGGCTCTTTGTTCAAGGATCTGGGGGACATGTCCGCCACAATCAGCATCCTCCTGACCATCCTCTTCGCCGGGGTTGTGCTTTATCTCGTGCAGAAGCTTCCAATTGACCCTACGATGAAGCAGAGGGCTCAATTCGTTATTTTGATCGCCGGAATGGTCTCGTTGCTCGGTTCACTGGGCGTATTCTGATCAAGTTCCGATGCCTGGAGCTACACCACCAAAGCACCCGGCCAGACCGGCACGAGAAACGGCCAGAGCAGCCCTTCGATCGTGGTCACGACAGGCGTTGCGAGCGCGACGAGGTCGTCGATATCCGTTGAAGTAGAGGTTGAATACTCGACCTCAAGCTGTCCGATTTTCTCGCGCTTCACCGTAGACGTGCCTGTTACGACCGGCGAAAGGCTGCCTGGGTTCGTCAACTCGAGGAATGCGGCCTCATACGAGGCGTTGATAACCGCGACAGGGATTTCGCCCGAGGGGATCGCCTCGCCGTAATAGGTCCTCGCGCCCGTGCGCGGCCAGGCTCGCTCTTGGGCGTACCCGCCGGTCCTTCGCCCGCTGAACCGAGGCTCATACCGATCGATCACCAAAGAACCGCGCTGACGTGCGGCGGTCTTCTGGGCATCGGTCGTGCCGTCGGGAAAGACATAGCCGGCTTCGGTTGCGTACGCCGTGAAGCCGTCGTTCGTGCCGTATCCAGCCATGTCAATCTCCGATGCAAGAATAGGCCCGGCAGGTTACCGCCGGACTGAATGTCAGGGCTGCGTTGCCAGCTCTTCGAGAGCAGCGACGATCTCGTCTTTCGTGCCCGGCGTCTTATCGCCGAGCAGCTTCTTGGCGGCCGACTTGAAGGACATGAACTGTACGTTCTGGTCCTTCGCCATTTCGAGCACTTCGAGTGCCGTCTTCGTGCCGTCGCCGTCCTGGTTGCTTACAGCCTTGGAGACGCCTTCGATCTTGAGGAAGCGAAGGCGCTTGGCCTTCTCGAGATCGACGCCTTCAAGATCGACGTCGCGGGTCTCACCCGGTGGGATGTAGACCGCCCGCCCCTTGGAACGGACGCCCTGGAGCGCCATGCTATTGTTGGTGATTTTCATGCTAATCCTCCGGTTACGGTGCGGTGATTTCGTCGCCGTAGGCGGCAGCACCGGGCAGACGCCATTCGGTACCACCGGTACGGGCGATGATGCCGGTCTCGAAGCCCATGATGGACTTCTGGCGCGGCTGGAGGACACGGCGCGGCATCGGCAGGTGGAAGCGGAGAACTTCCGAATCCCGGCGATACACGACCATGCGGCCGCCGCCGTCCTGGGAGGCATTCGCGAGCTCGCGCAGCGGCTGGATGTCGAGCTGCTGGCCGGTTTCCGCCGTATAGACGTTGTTGCGGCGGATGTATTCCAGCAGGGTCAGCATGCCATCGCCTTCGCCTAGACGGCGGGTGGCGATGAGGCGGAACGCCTCCGGCGGCAGCCGCAGCGTGTCGACCCACTCCACTTCCGACGTGTTCTCCCGAACGCTGGAGATCAGGTCGTTGATGTCACGCAGGATCTGGTCGTTGGACTTCGCCGACCAGAAGGTCGAAGAGCCCGTGCCATCCGCGGCAACATCAACGCGCGAGACCTGCGGGTCGTTGACGAAGCCGGTCCAGTTCTTCTCGGTCGTGCCAACCATGGCAACCGAGTTGAGTAGGCGCTCGACCTTGTCGGACGCCGACATTGCCTTGGTGCCGTTCAGGTCGATGCCGTAAAGGGCAGCCTGATTGACCTCCTCGAGGTTCCACTCCCAGCCGGAGCCGATCATCGCGAAGTCATGGCTGGCCATATCCTTCGTGGCCTGGTTGAAGGGCATGTCGGTACCGGCGCCGGAGAGGAATTTCGCCTCCCCTGCCGTATCGACGGTGAAGAAGGTCGTCCCGATCGCCCAGGCGTTCCCTTCCGTGACAACGGGCACGTGAGCACCGTAGTTGAAGGTCGGATAACGCCGCTGGTAGATGCGGGTCTCGATGTTGCGCCCCTGCGCGATGACGAAGGGGAACGCGGCCTGCGCATCAGCGAAGGCCTGACGGATGATCTGGTTCATAGTTCAGGGTTCCTTTCGCGAGGCGTTACGCCTGATGGCGCAGGCCAAGGCTGATCTGGACGATGGCGCCGTCGGTGCCCGCTTCTTCGAAGAAGGCATCGGGGATAGCCGGATTGGCGCCGGCGTTGGCAACGTTCGTGTAGCGGCCGGTTGCGGTCACATAGTAGACCGGGTCACCGGCAGCGACCGTTGCACCCGCAGTGACGTACATCGTGCCCATCGTCATGAAGGCGCCGGTGAAGTACTGCGGATAGGCGTCGGGATTGCTGGCGCTCGGCGGTACCGCCGGGTTGAGCACTGCGAGCCCGAGGAAGTCGCCGGTGGTGAGGATGGCAACGCCATGATTGCCGGCTCCCCGCTGAGCAGGAGCGCCGAACTTGATGCCGGCCGCCGTCTCGACAGTGCGGCTGACCTTGTTGCACTTCTCTTCGGAAGCGATCTGGCCGGCAAGCCCCTTCGCGGGTGCCGCGCCATAGGTGGTCTGGTAGGTAGCCATTGAAGCGCCTCCTTAGTTGGCCGCTGCAGAGGTCTTGCCGGCCTTCATGTCGGCGACCATCTGGGAATAGGCGTCGGTCACGACCTTGTCGGCGTCGCTGACCTGCGAAAGGCCCTGCTGCACGACGGTGCGGAAGGGATCGGCGCCGTTCTTGCTGGCGTCCTCGACGAGCATGTCGAAGCGGGCATCGATGTAGGCTTCCGACTTGTCGGCGACGGCAGCATCGCCGAGCTTGGCGACAACAACAGCCTTGCGGATGGCAGCGTCCGACAGGCCTTCGGTCTTCACGTCCTTGGCGATCGCATGCGCCTTGGTGATTAGATCGGCACGTGCCTGGACGCGCTTGTCGAGGTCGGCGTCAGAAAGGATCTTGCCCTTCAGAGCATCAATCTCGGCATCCTTCTTCGCCAGCTCGGCATCCTTGGCGGCCAGAGCCGTCTGATGTGCCTTCTCGGCGTCGGAGAACTTGGTGTTGGCGTCGGCAAGGCGCTGCTGGAGCGTGCCGATCACCGTGGCACCCTGGTCGGTTACTTCAACCGGGATGCCATCGACGGTAACCGTCTTCAGGGTCATGATCTTGTCCTCTTTCGGTTTCTGATCACTGGTGAACGGGGCAGCGCCCCACGACCTCACACCGTCACCGATGCGAGCTTCTGATCCGGCGCGGCCGCGCTGCACGATGGCGACGTGGTTGATCCGGATATCTTTCTGGATGGCGTCGTACTTCTCGCCCGCTGGCGTGGTGCCGGGCTCCCAGGCGAGATCGCAGGTGTAGCCGGCGGATAGCTCGCGCTTGCCGCCCTCGATCTCGCTGATCGTGGCACCATCCATGACGACGAGCGGGATGCGGACGAATTCACCGTCGCGGGCGACCTCATCGCCAATCTGGCCCACGGACAGCGCTTTCCAATTGTCGGCCGTCACCGCCTCGTCCGGATGATCGTTCGTCACCGGCTTGTGCGCGTAGCTTCCGAGGCTCGCCTTGTCGAAGACCTGATCCTCGGGCCGGAAGACCTTCACGACCGACATTTCCGGCTTGCCGAGCTCATAGCCGGCGTAGAGCTGAATGCCGGTGCGCGCGGTGCGGACATCGGCGACCAGGTAGCCGTCCGCGGTCCGACGCGTGCCCGCGATCGGTGCAAGGTCTGTGAATTTCATGGTAATGCCTCGTACGAGCGCAACTTCTGGGGGAATCAATGACCACTTTTGAAATAGTCAGGGACGCGGTACTGCTGGCGATCAGCGTGTTTGGGGCAGGCCTCTCGGTCTTCAACTACTGGGAAGCCAAACAGAAAGATCGCCGGCAGATCAAAGTTGTTATGTCGACAATCACGCCGGTTTACGGCAGCTCGCTCGGACCGGCTCACGCCAAAATAGAGGCCACCAACATTGGCCATCGAGACGTGACAGTGAGCAGTATCTACATTGAACTATCAAACGGCTCGACGTTGGCGAATTTGGACTTTGGCTTTCCCGGTCTCCCGGATACCCATCTTCCAATGCGCCTCACGGATGGCGAGACGGCTCACCGCTCCTACTCGTACGCTGGCATCGGAGAAGCACTTCTTTCGAGCGGGCGAACGTCGAAGCAGAAGATTCTCCCTGTTTGCGTTGATTCGAGCGGGGGCATCTACAAAGGGGAAGCTTGGGACGTCGACCCGAACGAACTCGCGAGAATGTAGATCCTGCCTGATATCAGATTACGGCTGGTGCGGGGTTTGCGATTTGTGTGGCTGCCGCAGCGCGCTCTTCCTCATCAGGCTCCTGCTCGCTGAGCTTGCCGTACTCCTCAATCGCGGCATCGAGCCCTGGCAGTGATCCGTCCTCTATGAACGTATTGACCAGCGCGTCGGATACAGCCTCGCGCGGAATGATCTCCTGCCCCGTACCGCTTCCGACCAACTGCCGGGCCGCATCGGCCTTCGTCTTGAAGACGTCGGCCTTCTCCTTCTCCGACATGCCCCAGAGCGGCGCCCACTCGTAATAGATGTCCGGGTCGCGCGAGCCGAGCGCGCTTCGGATGATGCACTCGTCGAGGCGGGCCATCGCCGGCGTCATCTCGACGGTCTGCATTGCCTGCAGGCGGTCGTAATAGTTCCGCAGGTCGCTTTCGCCCGTGGCGTTCATGCCGGCCGGCGACTGCCCGAGCAGCCGGGTAGCTGGAATGTCGGCTGCGCCCGATACGATCTGCAGGAACGACATGAGGACCTCGGGCAGCGTGGCGAAGCTCGCCGTCTTCTGCTCGTATTCCTCTTCCTTGTCGAGTAGTAGGTCGCCGTTGATGCCCTTTGCCGTGGCAGCGAGCGTATAGCGCTCGAGGATCTTCGCCCGGTACTCTGCGTTGCCGAGGTTCTGCATGAAATCCGGAATACGGATCACGTTGACCTTGGCCTCAAAAACGAGGCTGGCGATGTTCGCCGCGGTACCGTCGGCCTGCTTGATTGCATCTACGACCGACAGGAGCACGCTGTCGCCCCAACCGGCATAGGTGGTCGTTACGATGTCCTCGTCCGGCTGTTGGCTGCCGTTGAAGATGACCAGGCGCGATGGGTGAATTTCGACCTGCGCGCCATCGGCCGAGTTCAACTGATAGACCTTCGGCTTGCCATACCATTCCGACGCCGGATCACGATCGATCTCGCCGGCCGTGAGATGGCGACGCGTCATGACCGTGAGGTATTTCAGTCCGCCCTTCCCGATGCGCTCGACCTCAAGCGGCTGTGTCAGGTCCTGGTCGCCGGTACCGATGACCAGGGCAGCGCCGCCCCAGAGCCGCGCCTTGATGCGGGTCTCCAGCAGCTTGCCCATGAGGTTCAGCCGCTTCTCTTCGGCCTCGATCGCTTCAATCTGCGGCTTTTTCGCCTGCCAGTCTCGCCATGCGCGAATGCTGTCGAAGGCTGGGATGTCGACGATCTTCTTGGGCAGCCACGCGCCCCGATAGGCGTTGAGCAGCTCCTCGTCGGTGAGCATCGGCATCGAATAGACGTTCGCCGCGGCCTTGTCCCGGCTGGTACCCAGGCTGGCGACCATGTTTGTCAGGCTGTCGCGGACGAACGCGATGATGTTGGCCATGTCCGCTCCTAAACGTTCGTCAGCGTGAAGGACGAACCTCCAAGCATCAACTCGGTGAGAGCCCAGACCAGGGCGTCGGCCCGGTCAGGTGAACCCTCTCCGAGGTATCCAGACGGCGTGAAATTGCACATCTGGTCTTCAAGGTCGGGGAAGTCTCCGACGTGATGAACCTTGCCCTGCTCATACAGCGCGCTGATGGGCTCTGCTCGCACCGCTTTGCCTCGGCTGGCGACAACTTCCTTGAAGGGCGCGGTCTTATCAGCCGTCGAGACGGTGAAGCGCACCATATCGCCGCCGAAGTTCCGTTCCCCGATGATCCGGTGCGCCTGGTGGCGATGGTAGAGATCGACCGCTCGCCTGCCCCATCCTTCTGGCGACAACTGGCAAGTGCCATCCTCAAGAATGTAGCCATGCCCGTCGATGCCGAGGCCGGCGACGACGATACCGATATCGTCACCCGCGCCGTCGCCTCTCGTACCGGAGGGGTCAACGGAAACGACGATGCGCCGCATTTCAGGAGCGCTGGCGACACGCAGGCTGTCTATGCCCGGCATCAACTTCCCGTCGGGCGCCTTGCGATCCTCAAGAGCCCATAGAGCGCCGCTGACTTCGCTCGCCCATTCTCCCGCCTCAAACCGCAACCTTTTCGCTGCGGACATCGAGGCCAGAACCTCGAAATACTCAGGCGGCAGGTTCTCCGAGTTGTCGGCAGGATTCACCTGCATCTCGGCATAGTCTTCCGGCTTGGCCAGCTTCTCCTTCGTGCCCGGCTTCATCTTCGCCCGGAACATCTGGAAGCTCCAATGGAGCTTAGACGGCGGGTTGCAGTCGAAGTAGGCCTTGAGGGCTAGGTACCTTCTGCCTGTCGCTGCCGCTATCGCTGGGGCCAGCTCGCACTTCTGCGCCAAGCGGGACATTGCCGTTTCGACGGATGCCCAAGGGATTTGGCTGCTCTCGTTGAAATAGAGAGTGGCGTATTCCTGTCCCAGGATCTTCTCGACGCGCTCTTTATCATCGAGGCCGGCTATCCAGATCTGCGATCCGTTCGGCAGCTCGACATAAAAGTCGGTCTTGTCAAACCGCACCCGAACCGACGGGAAGCAGAGGGCCAGAACCTTTGGCAGGGTATCGGACCAGACCGACGTCTTCGCGTGGTTGAACCTAAACCTGAATATGACATGCCGCGAACCGGGAGCGTTTATCGCTCGCTGGATCAGCGCCCGACAAAGAACGAACGTCTTTCCGGAACGAGACCCGCCGCGGAGCATGATGTTGCGCGCCGGGCCGGCAAGAAGGCGATTAGCCTCTCGCTGTTTCTCCGTTAATCGAGCTACCTGCATGGGTCACAGTTCGGCGTCCTCTGGCAAGACATTGAGGCTCATGCTCCCGGAGTGCTCGACACGCTCGATGAACATACCGAGGTGCTTGGCAAGCTTCTCCAAGGCGCTGTTCTTGTCCCAGACCTTAATCTTGTGGACGTGCTCGACCTCACCGTCGCCGATGTTGCGTGTCACCACTTCGACCGACGCGACTGCGGCGGCTGTATCGTCATCCCACTCTTCAGGTCGAAGCAGCCTGCCATTCGCATCGAACACGCGGCGAAGATCGGAGAAGCCAATACGAGACAGCTCTTTCAGAACACGCTCGACGGTTGCTTCCGCCTTGAGGGCGCCCTTGCCTTGGATTTCGGCTACGCGCGCTTGAATGCTTTCATTTGCATTCAAACGTGCTGCATTTCCCCGGTTAGGCTTAAACCCCGCAAGCTGATATGCCTCGTCGGCCGTCTTACCTTTGGCGAGTTCCTGCGCGAACTTCTCGTGCCGTGCGTTCTTTAGGACGGGCATTGGTTAACCTTGGGGATCAAACATGGAAGACAAAGACAAACGATCAGATCTGCACCGGGCTAAACTCGGGATGGCTATGGTATCTGCTTGCTTGGTGCAGACGCTGAATGAGACCGACCCGACATTTCAGCAGCGGTTCCTAAAGCGCATGGAAGCAGCGTATCGCGAACTGAAAGACAACACGGGCGGAGATGTTAAGGAGCAGTTGGAGGCTCTTTCGTGGACGATGGAGTTACTGACGGGGTGGGACCCCATCGGGGGGCGGCAGGCACCCTTCCTTGCCGATTATGAGCCATGACTTTGATGGTGTCGCAATTTTTCAGGACCGACCGGGCGCGCGCTCGAAGATCAGCACCCACCTGTAGGTGGTCTTGTAGACGGCCTGGAATAGCTGGTAGCCGTTGGCGCGCCACTCGTTGGCGACACGATCGAGGTCGTCTTCTTCGCCTTCCACTTCCACAAAGCGGTAGTGCATGGGCGGTCTCCTCAAACGAAAACCCGGCCCTGCGAACAGAGACGGGCAAGCGCTACCCTTGGATAGCGGGATGAAGAATGTCAGGACGGGCCGGGCTTGATAACGGCTGCTCTCGGTCTCGCAGGGCTTATTTCATCCAAGCTCCAAGAGTGGGTAAATCCTGCGTGTCCATCCACGCCGCCGTCCTGATTTTCTCGGGAAGCCATGCAGTAGCATGGACGGATAGATGTCACCTCTTCCCGATCTGTGACCGTCTGGCGGCCCGATATTGCCAGCTTGAGGCGGCCATCCGTTTTCACGGCGGCACGAGAGTGGGGCCGCCGGAAGATAGCTCTGGAGTCGAGCTCCACCTGCGAGTGTCCCATTTGCCATTAGACGTTACTTATAAAGACTCGACTTATGGTGGCAGTTGTATGATGATGATCGCTCTACCAGGGGGGAGATCATCATGAAAGTCGTCATAGCGCTTTCGGGGGGGCTAGATTCAACGGTCGCCTTATATGAGTTACTGGCGGAAAATCATCGCGTAAGAGCCTTCTTCGTCGACTTCGCTAAGGACTCAAATATACGTGAGTTATCAGCAGCAAAGAAGGCCGCGATCGACGCTGATATACCGATCGAAATCGTAGATGGGAAAGGGATCAAAGAGATTCAGATTGGATACGTCTCCGCCGAGCAGCTTGCATCGGACGAAATGGACATCAAGGGGGCAGAAATCATATCAGGGACTGCCATTTCAGGATTCACAATTCTAATGACAATGGCGCAGCTGCATGCCCAATTGATAAATTACGACCAGGTCGCATTTGGTTTGATCAGCGAGCAGACCAAAGACCGGCCGCAAGTTTTTGATCTCGGCACTAAGCTCGAAGAAGTACAGTCACTTTTGAATCCTAGTGCTCCGATGGTAACTTTCAACTTCCCGTTCCAAGCCATGACAAAACCAGACGTAGTGAGAAGGGGTGCGGCGCTCGGTGTTCCGTTCGAAAATACGTGGAGTTGCTTACGCGGAGACCTGATTCACTGCGGCGCGTGCCCACAATGCCACTCACGGAAACAGTCGTTCATTGCGGCCGGCGTGCCGGACCCAACCACATACTCGGTGTGATTTTTTAGCAGATATTCTTCCAAACGGGGGGCGTGGTGAGTTCCTCCCCGAAGGCTCGACGAGTGTTCTCTCCAATCGAGGTCCGCGATCAGAACAGCCTGCAAATCACTGATAGTGCGGGTTTGGCGGCCGCTCCGTTCGCCAGATCGCAGCATTTAATGCTTTATATCCGCGCCCTCGTACTCTCTTGAAAAAACAATACTAGCTCTTTTAATGACCATGATAAGTGTAAGAAAAAAATGCGTGTAGAGCGCAACCGCAATAGCTGATCCATACAGTCGCGGCGCGCTCATAAAAAACAGAAGAAGCGTAACAGTCACCGTGAACACCGAAAGCAATATAAGGTAGGAGATATTGTTGTTCAGTTCTCGTATAAGCGTTTTCCTGATCTTCTTCAGCTCCTCAAAACTCTTTAGTTTTTTATTGTCATCTGGAGGGGATATGTCTCGCAAAGAAACACTATAAAGGGCGACTTGTACGCTCAGAAGCAAAGCTGCAAAAATAGAAAAAACGGAAATGGAAAGCTCAAGTGCTTTCTCCGGCACCTGCCACTTAAAGAAGACCAACACACACGCCACTGCCAATGGGATGACATAAAAGACGAACATATCGATCTTAAGCAACTTGCCGGAGTCTTCTCGGAATGTGTCGAGGTGAGCGGCAAGCACAGACATGATGTTTATCTTCTGCATCGCTTAGGTCTTTATTCCATCAAAAAACGTTTCCATGAGGCTATCCACCTCAGCGGTCAGACTCTCGAACGTTGGATGTCCACTTTTGTCCTTTTTGACGTTTTCCGTTATGTCAATTAGACCAGCGTCGCCGCCTGATCCGAAGACGCCTATGACGCGCCGCTTTTTCCCGATCTTGACATCTGCTCTCACGCTCTCGTATGCCGCGCCCTCGAATTCCACGAACCCAGAGCCATTCGCTGGCAGCAATTTTTCGAGTTCCTTGAAGGTTCCGATTATAGCTCCTCGTTTGCGAGCACGAACGGTGACCTCATAACTGAGCTCTTCGATCTTTTTGCCGAGCCACGAACGGTCTGCGCGGTCCGAGAACTCTTTAGGCTTTAGGAATGTTACAGCCTTAACAGGAGCGACGTCTGATACGGCATTACTGGGCGCCAAAACCCTGAAGGTAAGCAAGTAATCAGGGTGCCTCTTCTGAAAATCAGAAGTAATAGCTCCCTGAACGAAGGAAACACAGGAACGGCCCTGGAAAGACTGGAAGGCGACTAGAGCGTATTTTGCATCGCTCGGTACCCAGAACTGAAAATAAAGAGGGATTTCCTCAAGGTCAGTTGATTGGCGCTGATACTTAGGCTTCTTAGTCTTTACGTCTTTGAACTTGCTCTCGAAACCATGGGTGCCGTAGCTGATGTATCCATGGACAGTGCGAATAGAGTTGGTATCACGCGGCTCAAAGAACCATGTTCTGAACGCATCCCCTTCGTCGGTTGGCTCAGTCTTACGAGCCACGAAATCTTCGATATAGTCCAGCAAATCACAAGGATTCGACCCGGGACCAATATCAAGCGGTTCCTTCTGCCCCTTCTTGCGCACTGCAATTCGATAAAAGCGTAATCCTATTGCAAAAGACATTCCCCAGAGTCCCTCCCGACAGTCCTCCAGAGGCTACCCTTGGTTTAGCGATTCTGCAATGCAACTCCGGACCATGACTAAGCATAATAGACCTGGGATGTAGCGGGCTGCCGAGACCTCTGTCCCGGACAGAGGGCGCATTTCTCCTATGCGCCGAACGTGAACTTTCGGCGGTGGCTCGGCGAGTGTTCCCTCAACAGAGGTCCGCAACTGAACAGCCACACAAATCACTTGAGGAAACCTATACGGCTTTGCGCAGATTTTCAACCTCTGCGTCAGCGGTGAGGCTGTTCAATTCACTGATAATTTTCTGCACCCGCTCTTTGATGTGTGGGCTCAGAGAATCTATAGCCCTCTCCGCCTGATCGACCATGGAGACGCGAGCCTTCCTCCCCTTAGGCAGGATCTTGCGGAGCTGGCCGCGCAGGTGCTGGATTTGCTCGTGGCGCTCGTTCTCCTTCCGGCAATGCTGCTCGTAAAGGAAGGCCTGACGGCGCTCGTGCTCGGCGAAGTACAGGGCCTCGATCGTTGCGTCTGGGAACTCGAGCGGCCCATAGTTGGCGCCACGCAGGAAGCACACGACACCGTCGACCCTGCGGAGCTCCTCGAAGTTGAGCCTCGGCAGGTTCACGAAGGCATAGCCGACGAGAAACGGGAACCGCTTCTGGAGGATCTGTTTCGTCCGGTGATGCCTCAACTCGGTGTAGAACGACGGCATGAAGATATCGAAGCCATCCTTGCGGCAATTCCGCTCGATGATGGATTCCATGCGCCGGCTCTCCGGGAGACGCTCGTCGAGGGCCGCCATGCGCTGATAGCCGGGGGCCGTCCTGATTGCGTACCAACGTGATTTCATGCTTTTCCCTCGTTCTTTTTCGGCAATGACCGAGAATGGTGGTTTCGGCAGTAGCGGCCCGTCGTTTCCGCCGCACAGAACAGGTACGGGCCGCCGGTGTTCAGGGGCCAGCAGCATTCGCCGGCCGTGAGGTGGTGGAGGAGCTTTGCGGATTGAAGCCGCTCGGCGTCATAGGCAGTCGCCGGGATCTCCGGTTCCCGCTTCAGTTCCGGCGCCAACTTGCGAGGCCGCGCCGTCTTCGCTGGGCCCGGTGCGCTCTTCTTCCCAGCATCACCGCGCCACGGGAACAGACTGCGGTTGCGGAAGGCCAGTCCGACAATCACGTTTCGGCTGACGCCAAAGCGCTTGGCGATCTGGGAGGCAGGGAGATCATCCTTCCACAGCTTCGCAGCAGCCTCGATGTCGACGGTTCGGTGCTGGATGCTCATGCCGCGCGCTCCTCTTCGACCGGCTCGGCCGCTTCGATCTCGGCCTTGGCCCTGCCGCGGTACGCCATCTGCTCGGAGGTTACCTCACGGGCATCGGGTAGCTCGAGCATGCGGGCGAGCTCGTCGGCGCGCTCCGGCGATATTGGTTCTGGCTTGGCGGTAAGCTTGGTCTGGATCCTGCTGCGGTTGACGCGGACCGCGATCGGCGACCAGATCTCGTCGATAGCCCATAAGTGGATCGAGCCGGCCGGCAGTTCACGCGATTTGGCAAGCTGGGCGAATTCCAGATGGTCGACGCCTTCGGCGACCCGGACGAACCCCTTCTCGGCCAGTGCGATGGCGCGCTCACGCTGGGTGACGCGCAGGTCCATGAGCCCATGTGAGCTGGGAAGCGTTCGGCTGACGGAGTCTTCGATCGCCCTCAGCGTTTCCTGCTTGCGGATGCGGTCCTCACGGACGAGGCGGCATTCGGCATTGGCCATGGCCGCAAGCTCCGCCGGCAGGGGAATGAAAGCCTTGTTGATGTTCTCGTATTCGCCGCGCTTCAGCTTCACGTAGGCGCGGCGCAGCCCGTAGACCGGCACGTTGCGTAGTGAAAGGCGGTATTCCTCGACGGGGTTTGCAGCAGTGATCGTTTCGGAGATCCGCATGCCGCCGCTCATGAGACCTTCGATGCACTGGCCGATTTCGTCGGCACCGGCCGGAGCAAGCTGCTCAGTGAGAGCGGAAATCTCCTGCTGCAAGGTCGACAGTTTGGCCGGCAAATTGTTCATCTGGTTCACCGTAGAGTTCTCGTTTCAGCCTTGCGTGGATGTCGTGATGGCGTTGCATGGAAGGGCTTTGCGGCCGGGGCGGCGATTGCGATTGCTGCAGCGGCCGGTCGTCGTATTTGCCTTCGAGGATCGAGACGAAGCTCTTCGGCTGGCAGAGGAAATCGAGGTCGGCGCGCCAGCCGCGGTCGTTTTCGCCGCGGCAGAACCGGCTGCGGCCGATCCGCTCGATGGCATCGAGGACCGCCGGCAGGCCGTGTTCCTCGATCCGCAGCAGCAGCGAGCGACGGCGAGATGCCGTGACGGCCCTCGGCACGGAAAGCCCGGACTGACGCGCCATTTCCGAAAACGCCGTGACGACCTGGTCGACCTCCGTGGGGGAAGAGCCCCCTTTAGGGGGCGAAGGGGGTATGGATGATTGGGGTTTAGGAGAAGGGGGTGTGGGGGAAGAACCTTCGGGGGAAGAAGGCTCGGAACCAGCGTCACTATCGTCACTTTCCGTCACTTGTGACGCTTTGTTACGCCTGTAACGCTCCTGACGGATGGCCCCGGCGCTGCGCTGCTTCGGGGCATTGGCTGCTCCATGGATGGCAGCGCGCGCGACAACCTCCGCAGCTTCGATCGGATCGACGCCGGCAGCAATCAACTGTTCGATGAGGGCTCGAATTTCGCTCATCACCACCACGACTTTTCTGTTTCGTCGTAGCCGGCGAAACGAACGGGCTTACGGGGAGCGTTCAAAGCCGCCATCTGGCATTCCGTCGGGCCTAATCGATCGCGGTTCATCTTCATGTTGATGAGGGTGTCCGCCTCGTGTTCCTTGATGTCCAAGGCCTCGGCGATCGCCATCGTGTCGGGCCCAAACTTGGCGTAGGCTACCAGGAAGGTCATGCCACACCTCCCAGCTCGTGGAACAAACACAGCTCAGCATCGGTTGCGCGATCAAAGAGGAGGTCTGAATGCCTACCAAGCCGATCCCGAGACCCAATGACCCTGAATTCCCGCCAGACATGCCGCCGGATGTGCCGGCAGATCTGCCGGAGCCACCGATCGAAGAGCCAGAGCCCGACGTAGGCCCGGACGAGGTGCCTGGCGAGGAGGTCCCGCAGAGAATGAGCAACTAAGGTTGTCATGCAGCCTCGTCCTTCGGTTTCTGAGCGCCTTCGATGCGCCGGACGGCGATGTCTGCGTATTCTGGATTGAGCTCGACGAGGATGCTGCGCAGGCCGAGCTGCTCGGCGACGAGGCCGACAGTGCCGGCGCCTCCGAACGGGTCGAAGACGGTCCCGGGGACACGGTCGAAGGTTTCGCAGATCGGGCCGCAGCCGCTGTCAACGCCGCAGCAGCCGCAAACGGTCTTCGGGGTTCCTGCTTTGATGCAACGCTCGGCCAGCGCCGGGGGAAATGTTGCAAAATGCGCTTCCCGGAAGGCCCTAGGCGCAATGGTCCAGACATTGCGGGCGTTGCGGGTTTCGACGAGATCCGCCGTGCCTTCCGCGAACGAACGCTTGGCTTTGACCATGGCGTCGCCTTCTGCCGCAAATTTCCTCGATCGAGGAACGCGATCGATATTCTGGCGGCTGTTCGGTCCGGCCTTGCGTGCATGGGAGCCGCCGGTCACCGGCTCGCGGATAGCCTCGTGGTCGTAGAAATAGTCCTCGCCCTTGGTGAGCAGAAACACCTTCTCATGCGCAGTCGTCGGCCGATCGTAGACGCTCTCCGGCATCGGGTTTGGCTTGTGCCAGATGATTTCGGAGCGAACCCACCAGCCAGCCTCCTGCAACGCGATCGCCAATCGGTTGGGGATCATGCAAAGGTCTTTGGGCTTGAGATAGCCGCGGGCGACAATGGCACCAGGTGAACTTACGCCAGCGGCTCGGCGATGAACGTTGCCGCGCACTCCTCTGTCACCGTGACGGTCGGCCTGGTAGATCGGTCCTACGGTCGAGAACGGCTTGTCCCTGAAGGTGCGGTCGTCCGAACCGTCTGCTTTGTAGGCTTCAGCGCTCTTTCCGTTCGGAGCTGCTGCATAGCAGTCGCCATAGTTGAGCCAGACCGTCCCTTGCGGTTTGAGAATACGCCAGACCGCGGTGAACACTTCGACCATGACGGCAATGTGCTGACCAAGAGTCGGCTCAAGGCCGATCTGGCCGTCGACGCCATAGTCGCGCAGGCCCCAGTACGGTGGGCTAGTGACGACACAGTCGACCGAACCGGAAGGCATCCGGCGCATGGTCTCGATGCAGTCACCGACATAAATGGTGCAACGGCCATCGAGGATGGAGCGGGTTTCAACCGTCATGCCGCCTCCCCGTGCTTTTCGAGGGCAGCCAGAGACTGCTTGCACCGGTCACGCAGTCGAGTGATCACCGCGAGTTTCTGCAGCTTCACGCCGTTGTCGGCCCGGTTCATGCTGCCCTTGATGCGGAAGATCTGAGCTTCGAGTTCGGCGATCTCTTCGCGGAGGAGTTCAGCTTCGGTCATTCTGCCGCCTCCCGAAACTCGGCGAGGTGGCTGCAGTTTGACGAGACCAGCGCACAGGCGACCGGCGGCGATACAGAGTTGCCGACACAGGAGACCTGGACCGACTTCGAGAACTCGCGCCAGACTGGGCCGGCGCCGTCTGCTTGATAGTTCCAAGCACCATCGATGACGTAGTCGGACGGGAATCCCTGCGCATTGAATAGTTCCCGCGGCGTCAGCATCCGCATCCCGATATCGATTACTACGAAGGTCTCGCCCGAGATCTCAACTGTTACGAACTCGCGATCGTCCCAGAAGCCCTGCGCGCGCATGAAGTCAGCGACTTGGCGCGCGCGGTCGGCCTGCGCCTCTGTGAAGGGCGGGACGCCGATAGTCGCCTCGACATGGCCGTGTCGGTCCTTCGTCGTGACGGTGCGCATCGGCTCCGTCTCGTGCTGTCCGTCCCCCGTGCCGTAGTAGGCCTGCAGATAGGGCATGACGAGCTGCGACTTGCCACCGCCGTCCGCCATTACGGTTGCGGACGGCCCTTCTAGACTGTGCCCCGTCGATGTTCCGAACTGGCGGGCTACAAAAGCAGCGACAAGGCTCTGCTGGCTTCCGGATTGTGTGATGGTCGCTAATGGTTCGCCAGCATCACGCCCGGGCCGCGCGGCTTGGCTACCATCGGGACGCGGATCGCCATTGTGTTGGGCTATGAAAGCAACTATTGGGCTCTGCGTGCTGCCTCTGCCGACGATCGTCGACAGGGGTTCGCGCGCATCATGGCCAGGCTCAAGATAGTTGTTTTGCGCAAGGAAGGCGACCGCAACGCAGCCATCCGCCTTGGCCGTGATCGTGCCAATCGGCTCGTCGCCAGCACGCGGACGGCTTTGCCCTGCCCGGCCGCCACAACCCACCAGCGTCGGCACGATGACGGAATTCTGGTCCTTGCGGCTGGCGGTCACCGTATGCGCCGGATCGTCGATCGGCCGCACCGAGCCGCCATGCTGTGCTGCCGTCAGAATGGGCGTGATAACCGCATGTTTCACGCCGCCGGCTACAGCCGTGCCCAACGGATAATCGACGCTGATGGCGCGCGGCTTCTGCCCTGCCCGCTCGCCGTATCCCGTCTGGACGAGGAACGGCCGTTCCGCATCGAGCACGTAGCGCTTCATCCCACGCGCCACGCGCGCCAGCGTCGCCTCGGCTAGCGGCCGAACAGCGCGCATTTTGTGCTTTTCCCAGATCTGTTCGCTCGTGTCGAAGACCGACGGACAAGGCAGCGACCAATCGATGCATTCAGCTGCGGTACGCCACGGCAACTTCTTGCCGGAGATCACATCCGGGTCCTCAGGTTTACGGTGCGTTGGCTCAGGCCAGACAATCGGCTTGCCGTCGAATCGGATGATCACGAACAGCCGCTTGCGGATCGTCGGAGCGCCATAGTCGCAGGCGCGCAGCTCGCGAAACTCGATCTTTCCGCCGAGCCGCCGCAGCTTCTTGCACCATTTCTCGAAATTCTCGCCGCGGCGCTCTGGGTCCGGCATTAGCCCGCGATCGGTCGCGACCAGCGGACCGTAATCTTTGAACTCCTCGACATTTTCCATGATGACGACATCGACTCGCCCGCCGCTCTTTTGGATGCGCTCGATCCAGCCGGGAATGATCCAGCAAAGATCGCGGATGTTGCGCTCCACGGGCTTGCCGCCCTTAGCCTTGGAGAAGTGCTTGCAGTCCGGCGAGAACCAGGCGAGGCCAATGTGCTTGCCCTTGAGGTGGTCGAGAGGATCGACGCGATAGACGTTCTCAGAGAGGTGATGTGTCTCTGAATGGTTGGCCGCGTGCAGCGCCAGCGCATCAGGATTGTGGTTGATGGCGATGTCCGGCGAGCGGCCGAGGGCCATCTCGATGCCGGTCGAGGCTCCACCGCCGCCGGCGAAGCTATCGACGATAAGGGGCGCACCGACATAGGCGGATGCCATCAAAGCATCGGCGCTGGTCTCGCGGAAAAGGTCAGTCCTGAACATTGCGATCCCCCTCTTCTTCCCTCAGCTCAGGCGCGATTGCGAATGCCAAGCGCCGAGCGAACCGCAGCAACGATCGAGCGAACGAGATGCGCATCCTCGCCACCAAGGAGGGCTGTGGCCCTTGCGATTGCATCGTCATTCTTCCGCACCTCCTGCCGTGCCTGGTAGACAAGCCCGCTCACCGCTTCGACGCGGAACAGCTCTTCAGGCCTGATGGAAATTCGGGGATCGGCGTACCAAGCGTCTCTGGTGCGCGTATAAGACCAGCCTAGAGAACGGGCTGCCGTTGCGATGCGTGTCTGGACGCTGCCGACAGACGGAGGCGCTATCTCCCTCCGCAGTGCGTGCTGACAAAATGCGATCGTGGACATTTCTGATTTCTCCGACGACTTCTCGGACATTTCCGACGACTCCTGTGCGACCTTCATCTCGTTGAAGGAGACGTTGATGCGCACAGGCATTACTTCCGATGGAGAGGACGGCGCCGCGCCAACGGCCGCCGGTCCCTCCCGAGTCTTTCCGTTTCGCAGGACCACCGCCGCACCGTCCGGTCCTGCCGCCGGTGACGCGCCCTCGTCGTCACCGGCAATTCCCCTTGGTGAGCTTGTGAATGCCGTTGTGTTGAGGCTCTCGAACAAGCGCGTAAGGCTGAAAGTCTTGCGGGCCTCCGGCTTGGGAGGAGGAGAAGACGAAGGCCCGCGTTAAGCGCCGCGGAGGATCAGCGCTTAATCTTTTCCTTGAAGCCGTTGCGGCGGAATTCGTGTTCAGCGAAGCCGCGAACAACGAGGGTGAGAGCGGCCATCCACAAGACGGCGGCGATGCAGGCGATAAGAACGGACGTGTTCATGCTGCCTCCTTTTTGACCGGTGTCGTGTGCTGCTCGCAGCTCTCGCAAAACCGCTCGATCATTTCGCTGATGGAAAGGACGCGCTCGCACCGATCACAGACGTGATGCGAAATCGCTTTGAACTGGCGGCGCTGGACTTGGCGTGCTGCCGCTACGGAGGACGATGACCTTGCCTCGATCATGCGACTTCCTCCGCCTGCTCGCGCTTGCGCATGGCAACGGTGCAGGCATGACAATGCTTGTCGCTATAGCCTCCGCAGGCCTCCCCCGGATTGAGGCAGTGAGGCCGCAGGACGTATTTCGGCTTGGCGATGGAATTGGTTGCCGTCTCTCCGGCTGTCACGCTCTCCGCGGCGTTGGCGACGTTGGTTGCGGCGTTCCGTGCGCGCTCCGCGCTGCTCTCTACATCTTCGCCTCCTGCTTTGGCGCCGCTGGCTTCCGCCTCAGCGCTGGGGGATTCGATCTCGCCCTGAGAGGCAGTGGCGATTTCAGTTTGATCGTCGAGGATTTCGCCGGTCTCGGCGTCGACGCGCTCTTCGCGCTCAATCATGATGTCTACTGCGGTGAGCAGTGCCGCCCTGCCCGCTTGCGTCTGCATGGCGGTCGCGACCGTGGCGACGAGCTTGGGGCTGGTCTCCATCTCGGGCTCTTCAAAAATGTCGAGCTGGATCATGCCGAGAGCGTGCAAATAGGTGTCGAGGATTGCCTCTTGCTCGGCGCGCTCGTCGGCGTCCTGCTTGCGGATCGAAATGACCTTGCGCAGGATCTTGGCGTCGAAGCCCATCGATTTCGCCTCGCCATAGACATCCTTGATGTCGTCGGCGATCGACTTCTTTTCCTCTTCGAGGCGCTCGATGCGCTCTATGAAAGAGCGGAGTTGGTCTCGGGCAATGCCGTGTGCGTCGGACATCTAGGCTGTCTCCACATTTCCAAGGATTGCGTTTGCGATGGCGAACTTGGCTTTCGACAGCCATTCGTCTCGCTCGTCATCGTCAAAGATGCCGTCGCCTTTCGGGTAGCCTTCGAGGATCGTCCTCTCGCCGCATGCCGGGTAATCGACGCGGAACCACCCATGGCGAAGTCGGAGATAACCAACCTGCGCTCCGTCGAGCTTTGCGTCGTATTGCTCAGGGCAAGCGGAGCAAGTTTGGTGAAGCGTGATCCGGTCGGCGAGGCGTTTGGCCTGGGCGTCGCTCATCTTCCGCCCTCCGCCATACGATTGAACTCGACGATCGCAGCCCGACGGGCGCGCCAATCAACTCTCCCAGCCACGTAGGAGGCCGCATGCCCAGTGTCGGAAAGCTCGGAACCCCTGAGGAGCCCGTCTTCATCTTCGACGAAGGCGCACCCGCCCTCTACGTGGACCTGATCACGGAGCTCGAAGTCGACGAGAACGACATCGTCCGCATCTCGTTCGGCGCCATGTCCAAGAACGGCGACGGGCAGATCAAAGCCATGATCGCGGTTCGGATCAGGATGCCGAAGAGCATCGCTCGCGATTTCTGTCGGGCACTGACGAAGATGCAGAAATGAGGTCATTCCGCCGTCTCCCGCACCTCAAAGAACGATTTAGGCTCGACCGCCCCGCCAGTAGCGCGGCAAATCTCTTCGATGACGCTCTTGCTAAGATTCTCACCGCGCATATACCGGTGCACTTGGGCCCGGCTCTTGCCCAGCAATGCAGCAAAAGCTGTTACAGTTGTGTGCTCGTGGATGTAACCTTCGAGGGTCATGTAGCAATTACTGCTACACTCTTGCCGGGCTGTCAATGCCAGTGTAACATTTTATGGCATAGAAGATGCTGCGAATCTGGCGGATAAGATGCCAATGACAAAGAATTGGCTTGATCCGTTCCTCAAAGCGTCGAAGTTCACCTCTCAGGAGGAACTAGCCGAAGCCATCGGCGTCTCGCGCGCGACCATCAACCGCCTCGCAAACGACCACTCGCAACTAAAGCGAGATCGAGCCGAAGCTCTCGCGAAGCTCTTGGGCACCACGCCGGAAGCTTTGATCCTCAACCGCCCCCCGCAAGGCGTTTCGTGGGTCTCGAGCTTCGACCCGGACACGCCCGATCAATCCCATGAGGGGGAGAGCGGCGGCGGTTATACCCGCGAGCACTGGCGCCCTCACATGAATGGCGCCGTCCCCGAGATCGACGTCAAATTAGGCGCGGGAGAGGGGTCGATCGGTGACGTGATCAATCTGCCGGTTAGCGCTTCGCAGGTCTCTGGGCACCAGGTCGTTGCCGAGTGGTTCATTCCAGACGCGTACCTGCGCAACGAGGTCCGGGCATCCCCCTCGCATACGCTCATCATGGAAGTCGTCGGCGATTCAATGTTCCCAACCTATTCGCCGGGCGACCGAGTGCTCGTCGATCTGTCGCAGGACCGGCTGGTTAGCGATACGGTCTATGCCATCAGCGATGGCTATTCCGAGCCCCAGATCAAGCGCCTGCAGCGTGTGCCGTTCAGCGAACCGACAGAGGTACGGATCATCTCGGATAATCCGAACCTAGAGACGTTCACCGTCGAGCTGTCGCGGGTCAAGATCATCGGCCGGATCTGCGGTCACATTGCGAGGAGATGATGAACCGGTCGATCCTCTACATGCTGTCCATCACCGCCCTCTTACCGTCGCCCGGACTGGCCTCGGACCATGCGAGGTATTTGGCGGCTTGCGAGGAAGTGATTAAAGCCAGACAGCCGGTACCGGGTCTTTACCGGATCAAGGACTATTCCGTCGATGAGCACCGACTGACTCGCGATGAATTCGCCAAGGTCCTCGCTGACGTGGGGGCGAACAAGGAATTCACAGAAAAACAACTGACCCGCTTCGACCGCAAGGATACCCAGCCCGTCGACTGGACGTTCGTCATCGACTACGAGGCGACGGACAAGAACAGTGCGGTCGTGCAGAAGAGATCCGAGTGCAAGATGCGAGCGAACCGCCCAACAGATGAAATCATGATCGACTTCATCGAGGTGGACGGTCTCACTGAATTCGAGAGAAAATAGCGCTACGACGCATCCCTGAGAAATCGCTCGTCGCTAGTGCGGATGTCCGCGACAACTAGGCCGACGACGAGCGCATCGAACTGCTGCCGGCTAAGACACTGCGGCCTTGACCGTCTATTCTCCTGAGACAGCCGGTACCCACCTTCCCCATCAAATGAAGTCGTGACCCGAAACAGGTCGAGGCCCGCGCCGATGTTCATCAAGTAGATGCCCTCCCCCTCATAGGAGGCTACCGGTGCCAGGAGCGCGTAATCGCGTCCACCGCGGAGCGTCGGCTCCATAGCGTCACCAGTAACCGCATGTACGCGAAAGCGATTAGATAGGACGTTCTCAGTCGGTACGGTCGGAAAAGAAAATTCATGCATCATGCCCTCGTTGACGATTACCAACACCCCCAGCACCAGAGTGCGCTGGCACGTTAGCGCGACGCTCGCAGTTATCGACCCCCAAAGTGAGGGCGGGCTGAAGGTTGTGGATTGTCACAAACCGTCGCGATTTATCATAGAGAGGGATGGTTCTTCAGAAGTGCCGTTCCCGTTTGTGACAGTTCGATGACAGTCCACAGGAAAGAACCCATGCAAATCCATGGCGCGTTTTCTATTCCCTAACGCATGTGGCTGATTTCCCACGGCTGGAAACGAGGGCAGCCGGCCGATTTGGCGTACATCACATTTTCGTAATGTGGCAAACTTGCCGTGATCGTGACCCGCTCCGACTGGTCAAGCCGAGCAGCCTGGCGGCACATACATGCTACACGCTTGAAACGAGTGTCAAATCTATTGCGTCATTTTATGTTACATGGTGGTTGACACTGTAGCATAAACTGTTACATTTGCTTTCATCAACACACGGCCACGCCGGGAGATGAGGAGCAAGGACGATGAGCATCCACAACGTCGCCGAGAGCATCAAAAGAAATGCCGGATCGCTGGCCTTCGCCATGAAGTGCGACCCGTCCGACGCTGCGGCACAGGCCGCGTTGAAGGAGTTCCTGCAGCGCACCTATTCCGACTTGGCTTCGCTTGCTTGGCACTTGGGCGCCGACGGCGACGTCTTCCAGCGCGAGGCCGTACCGGCATCCGAACTCGTCGACGACGTCTATTTCGCGATCAACCGCGAGAAGGAATTCGAGGCGCCGGTCTACCGCCAGCCCTACTCCACGCTGAACCATGCTCAGCAGGGGATTTCGCGATGAGCACGAAGTATCGCGCAAAGACCCCCCTCCTGATCTCCGCCGCCGGCCTCGATATCGAGCTTGACCTTCACGTTGAATATTCGGTCAGCCGGTACCGCGCCGCAACACTCACGCAGCCGGAAGAACCGCGATCGGTCGAGATCGAGGAAATCCGCTGGCTCATTGAGGATGCGGAGCTGCCGCTTCCCGATTGGATCGAGCGCGAAATCGCCGACAGCGAAGGCTTCAAGGCTCACCTTCTGCAGGAAGCGGCCGACAAGGACGCTGCAGCAGCAGAGGACGCCGCCGAGGCCCGCCGTGAGCGCGAATGGGAGGAGCGGGCATGAGCAAGCACACCCCCTGCCCTTGGACGGTCGAGCCCCCGAGCGATCAGACGCCGCACATATGGATCACCGCTGCAACGAGCAGCGGCGTCGCGAAGATCGAGACGTGCAATTACGACGACGGGCAAGGCGAAAGACTGACTGATGAGGACTTCGCCAACGCCCGCCTGATCGCCGCCGCTCCCGATATGCTCGCGGCGCTCAAATACGCCCGATCTCACGGCTTCATCGACCAGGTCGAGGCCGCCATTGCCAAAGCGGAGGGCCGGTCATGACCCGCCCCATCTCCTACGCCTGCGACCCCGGCAATCATTATTGCGAATGCGGCCGCTGCGCCCTTGCGCCGGCGCGCAACATCGATCTGGACGCGGTCGCCAACCTTAACCGCGCCACCACCGCAACCGCCATGTGCTTGATCTTCCTTGCGACCGTCCTCGGCGTGCTTGCCGTCGGCTTCTGGAAGACGGAACAGGTTCACAAGGCAATCGTCGCTGAAAGGAACGTCTAGTGACCGCTCCCGCAATCGAACACAGCATGCGCCGGCAGACCGAGGCGGCAAAGGCCCTCCTCGTCGATCTCCGCAACCAGGGCGCCGATGACGACGCCGAGCTCGTCGCCGACACCATCGAGGGCGAAACCAACCTCATGGAGGCGATCGAGGAGGCTATCGCGGAACTCGACGAGTGTGATGTCCTCGTGACCGGTCTGAAGGCAAAGGAAGCCGAGTTCGAAGCGCGCCGGAAGGCAACCGAGAAGCGCGCCGAGCGCATCCGCGCCCTGATCGAACAGGCGATGCTCGCCACCGATCAGCTTTCGATGAAGTTGCCGACGGCAACGCTATCGCTAACGAAGCGCGCGGCCGCCCTGATCGTCACCGACGAGGCCGATATTCCGGCGAAATACTGGGTCGAGCAGCCGCGCCCCGCCCCGAAGCTCGACAAGAAAGCCCTCACCGCCGACCTGCGCGAAGCGAAAGCGGCCATTCCCGGCGCCACGCTCGACAACGGCTCGTTCTCTCTCACGGTCCGGAGGAAGTGACCATGAACGCGATCACCAAATTCGATATGTCGCCGCGCCAGATCGCACTGGTTCAGCAGACCATCGCCAAGGACTGCAACAACGACGAATTCAATCTGTTCATGGAGGTCGCAAAGGCAAAGGGCCTTGATCCGTTCCTCGGACAGATTATTCCGATGGTCTTCTCCAAGAACAACGCCAACAAGCGGAAGATGACCATCATCATCAGCCGCGACGGCCAGCGCGTCATTGCACAGCGCTGCGGCGATTACCGGCCGGCCAGCAAGCCGCCGACCTATGAGTTTGACGCGAGCCTCAAAGGTCCGCTGAACCCTCACGGCATTGTGTCTGCGACCGTCTTCCTGTGGAAGCAGGATCCGAAGTCTGGCGAATGGTACGAGGTCGCCGGTCAATCATTCTGGGAAGAATTCGCGCCGATCAAAGACGAGTGGGCGGAAAACGAAAAGACCGGCAAAAACTACAAGACGGGAAAGCAGACGCTGGACGATTCTGGCAATTGGTGCCGCATGCCGCGCCTGATGATCGCGAAGTGCGCCGAAATGCAGGCGTTGCGCGCCGGTTGGCCGGAACAGTTTACCGGCCTCTACGACGAAGCCGAAATGGACCGCGCCAAGGTGCTGGATCTCACCGCCTCCGAGATTGTCGAGCATGATCGCGAAGAGCACCGCCTCAAGGCCGTCGGCGCCGCGAACTCCATCACCGTCACGTGGGGCGACAACTGGGCCCTCGAAAACGTACCTGTAGGCAAGTTCGCCGACGAGGTGATGCGGTTCATCAAAGAATCACCCCCTGAGGCCGTCGCCAAGTGGCGGGACGCGAACCGCGAGCCGCTGAAACGCTTCTGGGCTATCCAGCCGGGCGACGCGCTGGCACTCAAGAAGGAAATCGAGGCGGCAATCGCTCGCAAGCCGAGCCGTCCGGCGATGGGCCCGTCCGACGCCGAACTCCGCAATCATCCGATGATGGCGGGCTGACATGAGCGGCCCGGTCCTATTGCAGTGGAACGGCGAGGCCTTCCAGCCGGCAAACCGGCACTGGGCCCGCGAATGCGACAAGCGTTTCGTGGTCGGCGAGTTCTATACGCTCGCCGAGCACAACGACCGGAGCATGAATTCTCACCGGCACTATTTCGCCGCGGTGAACGATGCGTGGCGCAATTTGCCGGAACAGTATTCCGGCCTGCCCTTCGCCGAATCCGCCGAGCACCTGCGCGCCTATGCGCTGATCCGGACCGGCTACTGCGATGCTCATACGATCGTCTGCAGCACGAAGGCCGAGGCGATGCGCCTCGCCGCTTTCATCCGTCCGATCGACGCCTTCTCTGTCGTCGACGTGAAGGAGGCGACCGTCACGCGATACGTCGCCAAGAGCCAGTCCATGAAGGCCATGGGCAAGCAGGACTTTCAGGAGAGCAAGACGGCCGTTCTCGACTTCCTCGACGATCTAATCGGAGTCGAGCGCGGCACCACGCAACGAAACGCGGGAGCCGCAGCATGAGCGTCTCAGACTTGATCCTTGGTCACCTTCGGCGGGACCCGGCCAGTGTGATGAACGGGGTTGTCCTTGCCAGCACCTTCCGTCGGGTTCTCCCGCTTTTCGGACTGGCCGCTTCGCGCCGGCGGCACATCGGCGCCCTCGCTACCAGACTCGTCCGCCTGTTCTGGCAATGGCACCGGTTCGAAGTCCATATCCGGAGGCGTCGTCGTCTGCCGGTTCTTGTGGTCTTTGGGATCCATCATGGTCGGAGTCCTTTCGCATCGCGGTTTCAACCAACCGCGTTCAGTGAGGTTCCACTCAACGGGGGGACCGCGTGATGGCCTACCGCATCGCCAACTCCGTTCGTCCCGATCCGACACCAAAGCGGAAGCCGACGAAGAACAAAGATTACCTCGCGTTCATCCACGAGCTGCCGTGCTGCGTATCAGGCCGCTACGGCGTCGAGGCTGCGCACCTGTCTTGCGCGGCTCCCCGATTTGGTCATTACGGTCGTGGCAAAGGCAGCAAGGTTTCCGATCGCTGGGTTCTGCCTCTGCATCCGGACGAGCACCGCCGCCAGCACAGCATGAATGAGGAGCGCTTCTGGCGCGCCGCCCGGATCAACCCGCACGTCCTGGCGCTGACCATTCACGGCCTCTGGTCCGATATGGGCGAGGACGCGGCGCCGTTCGCAACCGCCATCATCAATCAGACGCTTGCCGACGCTGGCGCGCTCCGGTCGAGGGACGAGGTATGAGCCTTCCCTACTCCAACAGCACGTCCGGCCGATCGGCAATGGACGATATCCGCAAGACCATTCAGGCTTTCGGTTGCTCCAAGTTCGCTCCGATGGAAGATTTCGCCGAGGGCAAAGTCATCATCCAGTTCGAATATCGCGGAAGGATGGTGCAGGTCAGTGCCAGCGCCAAGGGATACGCCGCCGCCTGGCTGAAGGAAAACCCGTATTCTAGCCGGGTGCGGATGACGAAGGTCGAGCACGAGCGCCGCGCCCTTGAGAAAGGGCAGATTGCGGTCTGGTCAATCCTCCGCGACTGGATCAAAGGCCAGTTGACGGCCGTCGAGACCGGTATTTTATCTTTCGATGCGGCGTTCCTGGGCCAGATCCTACTTCCGACCGGCGAGACGGTTCACGACCGCATTGCATCGCAAGGCCTTCTGGCCGCACCGGACGAGAAGAAGCCATGATCCCCGACCTCACCAACGCCAGCGCCGAAACGCGCGAATACTACGCCCTTTCCGAGGAGATCCGCACGGCAGCAAAGGCTATAGCCGGTCCGCCTCGGCCGATGACCCACATCGAAGTCCTCTTGGCGATCGGGACGGCGATTGCAAATGAGCGGAAAGCGGCGAAGAGAGGCGAAAGATGAGAGAACGTCGCCAATCCCTCGTTCCCCCCGGCAGTTGGCCACCTCGCATGTCCGCTGACATGGCTGCCGGGTATTGCGGGGAAAAGCATGTCGAAGATTTCCTCGAGCGCGTCGGAACGACCTATCCGAACCCGCGCATCGTTGACAGCACGCGACGGAAGTTCTGGTATCGTGAGGACCTGGACCGGGCGATGAACCTCGGCACATCGACGATGTCCTCAGGATTGGGAGCGAAGTTCCGTGAAAAGATCAGGGAAAAGCGGAACGGTGGAACTGCCTAAGCACGTGCACCGCGTCATCAAGCGACGCGCCAACGGTTCGCAAACCGTCTACACCTTCTATACCAGGTTCCGGAACACCAAGGAGGCGTGGCCGTCGATCGCCCTTCCGGAACCGCTTGAGAAGGAGTTCTCCGAACGCCTGTCGATCTGTGAAGCCATGGCCCGCGATGAGAAGGGCTTTCTGCTGGACGGCAAGCGGCTACCGGACCTGAAGAGCAAAGAGTTTTGGCCCGAGGCCACGAAGGCACACGAAGCATTCATCCGCCGCGGCCGCCAAGGCATCAAGGACTTCAAGGCGCTCGTCGAAGCCTTCCAGAGCGAGACCAACCCCTTCTGGACCAAGCTGGCGGCTTCCACCCAGCGCGGCTACCGAACCTCTGGCGACATTATCAAGGAGACGTGGGGAGACGACCTTCCCGTCGACTTGACGACGGTCGACGCGCAGGACGCGATAGACGCCCTAGGCGAGACGCCGGCGAAAGCAAACCAGTTCCGAGCCTTCCTGTCCCGCCTGATGGCGTGGGGCGCCTCCCGAGGCTACTGCAAGACCAACGTCGTGGAGATGACGGAAAAGATACCGGGCGGCGAACCGTGGGTGCCGTGGCCGAACTGGGCTTTTGAGATCCTGCTGGAGCACGCACCGTTCCACATGCAGATGATCGCCATGTCGGCATTCTTCACCGGGCAGCGCCAAGGCGACGTGCTGGCTATGACGAAGCCGAAGGCAGGAGAGAACACGATCGCCGTCCGTGCACAGAAGACGGGAAACACGGTTTGGATTCCGATCCACTTCGCCTATCGGAAATGGATTGATCGCGTGCCGACGTCCGATAGCGTGATGCTGCACGCCGGCGCTCGCGCCACGTCATACAAGAGCCCCGACGGTTTCCGGACCGAATGGCAGAAGCTCATGGCGAAAGAAGCGTTCAAGCCGTTCCGGGAAAACCGCATCGTCTTCCACGGCCTGCGCAAGAACGCTGTGATCAATCTGCTGGAGGTTGGTTGCACCGAGAACCAGGTCGGAGCGATCTGCAACATGTCAGCGCAGATGGTGCAGCACTACGGCCGAGAGGTGGCTTTGAGGAGCCTCGCGAAGGACGCGATGAAGCTCATGGAAGCACGCTGGAGCGAGATCGAGCCGGCCGCTTTCAGGAACAAGAACGGAACGTGA